CTGCCATAGTAGCTGCGGTGTTTTTAATTACAAACTTCTTAGCTTCAAATGCTTTAGCATACTTAGGATCTACTTTAATTATGCCATTCTCTACACTTACTACATCATAAGAAGTAGGTAACGTACTCCAAACTGCTTTTCCTTCTGCTTCATTGTTTTTATAGTTCTACATGAACTATTCCATTGTCAGAAATTCGCCATTGAAGTACCTAAAGTTTAACATAACGGAATTTAAGATAGTGCCTTTAATTATAAAATCAGACATGGAGTAAATTCCGAATGCCCAATCTCTCTTAGCTACTTTTACCGCTCTATTAAGATTTGATTCTTTAAACAATCTATCTTGTTCAGTACCAACCTCAAAGTATTCCATTAGGTTAATATACTTATTATTAATATTGTTAGCACCTATGTTCCACGCAGATTTATGAAGATTAGTTATAGTGTTTTTCCAAGCGTGCATATAATTACCCATATTGAAATACCTACCTTGCACAGCCATCATGAAAGAAGTATGTAAAGCAGTAATAAAACCTACAGAAGCACTAATGAAATTCAAACCCAAGTTAATAGTGGTTCCCCAATTCTTCAGTTTCGAAAGTAACTTAGACAAATTATACTGTTTGCCTTTTATAGTAAAGAAGTTACCTTTAGTAAGCTCCCCATATACTTGCATATCTATAAAGTTCTTAGCAAACTCGTATACACGCGTTTCTGTACCTTTCTTAGGATCTTGTTTCTACAATAACCATTTCTTCGCTCTATCCATAGTAGTATTAGTACCAGTAAAGTTTCTTAAACCTAATTGATTCTTTATAATCTCAAGGTCTGGAGCAATTGCTGTCTTCTACTTGAAATTCTCTGCCATTTTATAGTAAGAAACAACAGCTCCTACTAAGTCATTAGTCATTGTGGTTACATCGTCTAAATCTTTAATATAGTAAGTAGGAACCATACGTAATGGAGATCCATCAGGTCTAGTTGTTATCTTTTCTGGAGCAAAACCAACGTCATCAGAATTAGCTACAAAGGAATCTGCTGTATACTTTAACATGCCTTTAATCAGATTGTCCTAACTCTTTACAAACTGATACATACTACCACTAATCTGTGGTAATTTGTATGGATCATTCTTTGTTAAGAATGGTAATTTTTCGTTGGATTCGTGCATAGTCTCTAATATAGCAGAATATAGAGCCTTTAGATCTTTGTCTTTCATCAGTTCAGCGAACTGCTTTTCATTGCCATATAAAGAAGATTTAGGTTGATAGTATTCATCTGAATTTTCATTATAATTCTTATTGTAGAATTGTGAATCTTCAGATAATTCTGAGAATGCTCTACTAGGTACTATATGAATATACTCTTCATTAAGTGGTACAATAGTAGTATAGTAAGAATTAGGTATTGCCTTACCTTCGGCAGTATACGTGTGATGTTGTGCTTCCCAAGAAGCATAATAACCAGGATTTGTAGCTTCTTTAGCAATTGCTTCCTTTTTATCTCTCTTATACTGCCAAGTAGTTACAGTTTTAGCAATATCTTTAAACTGTAATTCACCTTTCTTACCTGATTTTTTAGTTTTTCTTCTAATTCTACGTAAATCTCTATCAAGAGCTTTAAGTGTTTTTATTACTTCACGAGACATTAAGTGAGTATTGGGAGTACCAGTTCTTTCATCTCTATAAGTATTAAGTATTTCTCTCTTTACTTCTTGAATTCTAGCATACTCTTCACCATATTCTCGTCTTTGTATCTTCTTTAACTGTTCCCAGAATTTAGGATCTATTTCTACTCTAGTATTTCTTTGTTCCCACTTCTTGAATTCTTCTTCTGATAAAGTTCTTTTCTTTTCAGCTTTTACTTCATCAAATTTCTTTTGATTTACTTTATACTCTAAAGCTCCACTAAGCTGTTTATTTAAATCTTGTAATTCGAGAGCTATCTATAATTCAATATCTTGTTTCTTTGCTCCACTAGGATAGTAAATAGAAGCTAATTGCTTTTTCTAAACATAGTATCCTTGTAACTGATCCCATTCTGCATCGCTTAGTTTCTCCAAATTTACATTACCGTGCTTGTCTCTTGCTTTATCTAATAAAGTATAGATCTTAAATTGGATAGCGTCTCTAGCGGCAATAGTTTCATCACTAAGGCTATTAAATAAGTTATAGTATTCTGCTGTAAATCTTCTTTCACAGTGGTCTTCAAGCCACGCATTCTTTTCGGCATTAAATTGCTTTCTTACATTGATATCATCTGGCACTTGTCTATCTTCAGATACATTGTATCTAGCCTTAAGAGCTTTCACAAAGTCTTTAAACTCAGCTCTAAACTATCCATACTTTTTATCTCTAACTAAATAACCTGTCTTCTTTCCTTTAGAATCAGTTTCAAATAGTTTCAACTGCTTAGTGCCTACTTTATCAAGTAACTTTAATAGCTTTCTACCTTTAATATAAGTGTTTTCAGCAATTTTATCCTCTGCTCTCTGTACTATATTAAACATTACTCTAAGAGCTTCATCAGACATCTTATCTCCAGCACCAATAAGTCTTACTAACATAGACATATCGTTAGCGGTAGAAGTAAGCTAAGTATTAACATAGTTACGTATAGTATTAGATCCTGCATCAATACCTCGCATTAACAGTGTCTTTGCAGCATGGTCTGTTATTACGTCATTTAAGGCTGTTTGAGCATATCCAAACATCTCTTGGATCTACTTTATCTAAGCTTTAAGATCGTCGAATTCTTGAGCTCCTAATAAGTCTCTGTATCTATCTGAGTTGAATAATTCAGCAGCAATTTCATTACTAAGTGTATTATACATTCCATAGTAGTCCTGCTGAAATTGGATAAGCTGATTGTTACTCAATCCACTGTCTTTACCTTCAGTAATATTCTTCTAAGCTCTAAGTATAAGACCAATAGGACTTTCCATATTAGACCATACATCTTTGATAAAGAATACTATATTCTCAAGATCTGATACGGTTTTGTTTTCTAAGTTATTTAGCTGGTATTCTAATGAAGTGATTATAGCAGACTTATTAGGTATATTTCTATTATTAATTGCTTTAATTCTTTGTTTAACACCATCTCTAATTCTTTGTCTTAGATTGGCTGTAACATTTGAAAAGTCATATCTGTTAGCTCTAAAGTTATTCAGAGCTTCTTGTGCTTTATTTATGTTTACTTCATTGAATTTTAATGCTTCTGGAGAGAACACACCATCAAACAAATCTGAAGAATTAGATATGAATCTGCCACTATTATCTACAGATTTTATGTCTGTACCATTGTTTATAGCAGTTTTCTCTTCATCTAGTACTTTAGCGTTTACATATACTGCTACTTCTTTAGAAGGATCGTCAGATTGACGATAAGCAATCTAAGGCTCGCCATTTTCATCGACTACTTTAGATGATTCTTCTGGATTATTTATCCAATCACCAAACCATTTCTTGAATCCATTACTATATACTTTGGACTTAGCCTAAATAGCCTACATAGTATCTCCATCATACTTTTCCATAAGAGTTTGAAAAAGTATAGAAGGCTCACCATTAGGCGCTCTATCTATGCTGTTACCATTATTCATATCCCAGATGGAATATGCGGCATTCATAGCCGCATAATTCACACCTGTTCTTTGTTTCCTTAATTCTCCGTCTTTAAACTCCTCGATGGTCAAAGGTTCACCACCAAGAGCTTCCACTATGTCGTTGAAGGAATCTCTTACCTTCTAATTATTTATCTAAGGACAAAACATATTATTTATTTTTAACAATGACTACTAGGATCATCATCTTTTTTAGTTAAATACTCTTCAGTAATATTATCTTCAAACTTAAAGTTTTCAGGCTCTTCTTTAAACATACGATAATCAAGAACTTTGCTTGTCTTCTTTACAGGAGCATCTCCTATTGCTTCTGCAATTGCCAATCTCTATTCCATCTTATCTTTAAACGCTGGATTTTCAAGTAATCCATAATCACCAAGAGCATTATTTACATCTCTGTCAACAGCTTTTTGACCTGCATCACTTAACTTATAATCTAATCCTCCTTCAAGGTATTCATTCGGAGTAAATTCAACAATAATATCATCAAACTTAAGACCTTTATAAGATATTGCATAATTTCCTCTTTCGTGTGAATTGTAGAAAGTCATAATCTATTCAGATGTTAATGTTTGTATATTGTTATTATCAAATGCTGACTTTTCATCATAGTTCTTATGATACTCTTGTATAAGCTTACCATTCTATAACGAACCTAATTTAGGTATAGCCATATAAACTGTCTTAGTTTCACCTTTAAGGGGTTTGCTAGGGTCATTCTTATCAAATGCTTTTACTTTACCTACTTTAACATAGAGTACATCATTCTATGGATTTCCATCATAAGACACTTTAACAAAGTCAGAATTACTGTTTTTACTATCCACAAAACTAAGAGCATATTTAACCCCTTTTCTATATTTTCTAGATACTGAGTTAGGAAGTATATCATCTGCAATAATACTACCAGCGCCAGATTTAGGAATAGATCTAGTAGGTACGATAGTTTCATTATTCCAGTTATTACGAGCTACTGACAATGAAATAGATGGATAACTACTTATAGAATGATTGTCTATATCTGTGATTATTTTATCTATTGAGTCACTATTATTGAGTACCTGAATTACATCTTTTACAGATTCAATATAACCATGTTGCATCTTCCAATCCATTGGAACTAAATGGAAGAATGTATTTACACCCTTATTATCATTAGATGTTAAGTAAGCATATCTAGCAAGGTCATTTGCGAAATTCCTAATACGTTCATCTTTACTATCTAATAGATCGGTAAAGTAAGCAATAAGTCTATTCTCAAAATTAGAACTATTAGACATTGAAGAGTTCATCAATTGAATTCTATCTGCTGTGCCCTCTACGTCTTTATCTGTAGCTGGTACAGGTATTAAATAGTTAAGTAATTCATTAGTGATATTACCTTCAGCATCTACTAATTCAGGATAGCTTGCCGGATTATTCATTATATTGTGTTTAAGATTAAATAATCTCTTACACATACTCTTATCACCAAACAACATATTATTGATCTATTCATCAGTAAGATTAAACATTCTCTCTTGCTGATTGTGAGTTCTAATATATGTTTCTGTAGCATCTGCTACTTGTGTAACTAAGTCTTTATTGCCTGTAGATTTACTTCTTACTATTTCATCTCCTGTAATAGGATCTTGAGTATAAGTTTTACCTACTACACTACCTAACACATAATTGTTTATATTCTTATATTGATAAGTAGCAGTAATAAGTTGTGTTTTAAGAATCTATCTAGGTATAAATACAGCATGCTCTAATTTAGTAGATAAGAATGTATTATTGTAATACTGAAGTAAAGCGTTTACTTCTAATGGCTTACCGTTTGCATCTGTCATAAAGAATGAATCCTGTTCTCCAGTTATAAAGTCTTGTACCTGATTGTAGAAATTACTTTCTAGAGCTAAAGTATTGCCGTACTTTTTAGTATCAATCTAAGATCTCTGAACTAATGTGTTAAGTGTATCAGACATTGGAGTAAGAGTATTGAATGTTCTAAATACCAATAACTGATTATAGTAATACATAAAGTCTTTTTCACCTTTGTTATTCTTAATCAAATTCTCTTTCAGAATAGATTGATCTAATGCGTTTGCAAGTTTTGGAGTATCTTCTTTGTTAATCTTCTTGCCAGCATAGAACGCTTTCCAGTTACTTAACATATCGGAATACTGATCTCTCAAATCAGGATCTTCCACTTCTTCTATACTTTTCTGAGCTAAAGACGTATAAATGCTATATAATTTATTTATAATATCCTTTTTTCTGTTAGCTATAGAAGTATTAGGATCTACACCATATACACCGTTTGCTTTGAGCATTTCATTTACATAGTCCTTAAGTATCTCTTGAGGTAAGAAATAGAAGGTAGTAGTACCCTTACCAGTTCTAAGTAAGAAGTTAGTCATATTATAAGTAACATCATTAACATTCAATGTCATAATGTACGGGTCTTTTGCAACGTCTACATGAGCATTAACCATTGCAGATAACCAGTCCATAATACGATAACCGTCTTGACTAGTGATAGAATCAATCTGTTCAAGATTGAACATACTTCCATATGCTCCGAAATCCATCTTTAGACCCATTGCTTGTGTCATAGCATGGTTAGTAGAATGCAAAGCAAACGGAGCAATACCCATTTTACCACCAGTATATTCAAACTTCTTTGATAACTGATATGATGGTAATGCTTCATAGAAAGGAGCAGCTTCGGCATTTGATGCAGCCTGTACTATAGGAAGAATATCTTTCTTCAGAATGTTAGTAAGGTTATCAAGAGGAGCTCTAGTTTCATCAATATTACTATCATCAGATATAACTAGGTTATACATGTCTAACAGTCTATTTACTAATGCTTTTTCATTATTAGCGTGATAGATATCGTGCATAGACGTATCCTTAGTTTCATCGAACTCAATCTTATTGCCATCTTTATCATACCAGTATGATGCGATGTACAATTTATCAATATCAAAGTCAGAACCAGTCATTGCAGTAAATTCATCAGGAACTACAATAGTATCACCCATTACTGCGGGTAATACATCCGCAACTACTAATGATGCAGTAGATGAAAGACCCTGTGTCGGAATACGATAACCAATTGCAAATGGATCAGCTTTGTCTCCAATTATATTTTTAGACAACAACCATTCTCGCATAGTAGTATAATCTGTTTGATATTCTTCTGGTACTACGTGTCTAAAGAAGTTTATACTAAGCATACATTCCATACTACCATTATCTTTCAAGAATTTCAGAGGCTTACCATCATTATACGCTCTACTTACATCTTCTTGTGATAAAGTACTTGTCTTCTTAAATCCAAAGAATGCCATCTGAATAGCAGATCCACCCGGAGTGTTAATATCTACAGCTTTTTTACCTACTTGAGATACAATTCTACTTTCAATGAACTTACGAGTACTTAATGAAGACAAAGGAGCTATCATTTCTCCTGTAGTAGGATCATATGACATAGACATGATAGCATCAGTAGACAATCCACTTTGTTTACCTTGTTCTTTTAAGAATCTAGATAATTGTTTTTTGTCTAATTCTTTATCTTTATTGAAGAATTCTCTTTTTAAAGAGCTTGCTCCTTTATCAGATAAAGCTATAATGCTACCCATTACATTATTAATGATTTGTTCTCCTGTTATCTTTCTACCTTTATTATAACCATACACACGATCTTTAACAATGTTTGATAAAGCAATCTTAGATACCTGAGTACCAAATGATCGATCAGTATGTTCGTGAGGATCTGTATTCATCTGCAATCTCAGATTCTTTAGATCTTGTATATAAGTAGGAAGCATAGAGTTATTACTATCTAACTACTCTCTTATATCTGATCCTTTGATAGTAGATGTAGAAGGTTTGTTGAAGTTTTCAGCATTGAATTTAGAGTTTTGAGCATCGCTATAAGCGTCTACCAATACTCTAGATCCTACTTTAATTGCTGATTCAAACGCAATCATATCAATCTCTCCAAGTTCTGCATTATTCATTCTATCATAAATAATACGGTTATCAGCATTTGCTAATACTTTAAACATTGGGAAGATTGCCATCTTATCAAATACAGGAATTGTAAGGTTGAGAAGAGGGTTAGTATGATTACCAAAGTATACCATCTTCAAAGGTTTGATAAGAGTTTCTAGTGCTTGACTATATAACTCTGGATCAGATAACCAATTTGTATCAGATTCCATTAAGTCAAAAGCCTTTTCAACTTTTGGTGACCATTCTCCTACAGCTTGAATAATTCTCTTATATAGAGCAGGTCTGATATATACAGCAGCATCAGCTTGATTAATATTACCATTACCTCTATCATCCATACCGTATGCTCCAGCTTGTCTGGATACACTGGCATCTATCTTATTTCTAGTATCTTTATCAAATGTACTAAAGGTCTTTTCTAACTGCTTATCTCTAGTCATTTTAAGTAACTGTTCGTCAGTTAGATTAGGATTCCTTTTCTTAAGTACTCTTCTTATTTCAGCAGCTTTAAACAGTCTGTACAAACCATCATAACTATTAGATACTACATTGTTATCTGACAGATTCATTACAGTGAACTTAGAATTATTTCTAGGATCACCTTCTCCCCAATAAGTACGAAGATTAGAACCTGTAGATAATACAGAACTAAGACGTTTAATCTTGTCTACTGCTCTTTCAGTAATTACTGAATTATCTTTTTTGTTTCTCTGCCATTTGTAGTATGCTGGATCTCCAACAAACATTCTCTCTACTTCATTGACAGATATAATGGTGTTTAGAGTATGGTTAGCTATTACTGAGAATATTGCATCCTATCTATTTCTTCTAGAAGAATGTTCTTTAGGCAATTTAGCAGTATTACTAAAATACTCTTCTATAATGTTTTCAGGTATAAGTTTGTTGACTAAGCTACCTTCTTTAGTTACTTTGATAATACCTAAATTATTCAGCTACCTAACTTCATTCTTAATCAGATCCATAAGCGTAGCATTGATAGAATCATAAATATCCTATCTATTTGATTCATCAAATAATCTATTGCTTATTTGTTCTAGTCTTCTTTGAACTTGTCCTTCTACTCCATTGTATTCAGCTAATTCTGCCTGATATAACCATTGATTTAGTGGGAAATACTTATAAGTACCATCTTCAGTACGCATCTTAAGTGAAGAGAAATATCTAAATCTTCCTCCATTACCAGATGCATCCATCTTTCCTTTCTTTATCTTACCGTGATAGTTTTTAATATAAAGATTAGGGTTCTATTCAACAATGTGTTTATTTGCAAAATAGTCATTAATAGCATTAAATTCACTTACTAAGTAATTATAGAAAGCCTCAATAGTGCTATCAGATAATCTGTAATCACTTAATTGTTGATATTCAGTCTGTAAACCATCTTCTGTAAATACATCTACTGCTTTAGTTTTACTAACTAAATCGTGGAATAAGTTTACTCCACTAATTGCATACCATGTCTTCTTATCAGCCATAGTAGGTAAAGTAATGTAGTTATTGTGAGTAAATACCATTTTACTAATATAATCCTCAATAGGAGATATTCCAAAATAGTCTCTACTTTCATTAGTATCTTTACTCTTTAATGCAATAAATGTATGTAGTTTAAGGTGAGCCCCGTTTGCTACTCCATTCATAAGAATAGAGCTCTTATTATAAGAAGATTTTAACATCTCCTATACAACATTAGGATCGTTGTTTGCCCATCTAATCTGGTCAGCAATGTAGTTATTTTCACTAATAGGATACATTGTGGTGTTATTAGGACCAGTTACACTAAATTCAGCAGGATTTGGATGTGTTCTACCATATGCTACAGCTAACTGAGATATCATAGACTTTTCACCACCAACGAATACATTATCATAGTTTACATTCTTATTCTGTCTTCTGCCTTTTCCTCCAGCTAAATAACCAATGTTACCAAATACACTATCTGTAAAGTTACCCGGAACCGAACTAGATAACATACTAAATAATTTATCAAACTGTGAAATAGTAGGTAGATTTTCATTAACAGAATCTACATTGTATAACAAGTAATCTATAGTATTTACATCAACTGGTATACCTATAGTATTAAGTATATCTACTAATTGCTGTTTTGATTGTAGTACGAGATTTCTTACTTCATCTTGAGTGTGTGGTCTACGCTTCTTACCTATGAAGTCTTGAGCCATTGCGTGAAGCTCTTTCTTGATATTGGTATAATCTTTGATTATTCTCTTATATCTTGCTTCATCAACATGTACATCATTAGGATCTTCTTTATTTACCATACCAGATACATAGAATAATGTACTCCATTGTCTCGGGTATTTACGAATAAGTCTAAGATTCTCAGAAGACAATATAGTCCAATTACCAGCTTTAGCTTTTACTGTTTCTTTTATATCTCCAGCTTCATCATACTCTCTACTCTATTTAGATTTCTCAAAAGCTTCTTCAAACTGAATAGTAGTAAGTTGATTCTTCGCACTCTTGATAGTAACGAGTAACTGAGTCTGAGTATTTTCATCAGGAGTATTATCACCTGTAAGACTGTTGTACAGAGATTGGAAGAATGGGTCTGTTTTGGCAAGTTCTTGAGACATACCTATAATATCTTCCCAAGTTTCTACACTCCACAGATTATCCATTATTTTATTCCAAACAACATCAAACGGTACAGTAGTTCCCATACCGAATATACTATCTTTTACAGGCTGCAATTCTCTTACTTCGTTACCATTTTCATCTACATTATAGACATATTCTTCTTTGGGAATAGAATAGAAGAATAACTTAGCATTAAATGATGTATTACTTTTTTTAGAGAATTCGTATGCAACTCTATCAAATATCTCTTTAGGATTTACTTCACCAGTATCTACACTAGCTTTAGTCTCGTCGTCTTTAGTTTCTATCTCTTTAATAGAAAGCTCTCTAAGATTGTCAATTACAGCTGAGTGAAACAAGTCATAGTTTGCTACTACTTCTCTAGCAATGTTTTCATTACCTTCAGGTATTGCTCCACTTTCAACACTAGTTTCAAGTATCTGAAGTAACAGTTTGAACTTATCACTAAGTCCATCGATGTCTTCTTGAGTTCTAATACCAAACAAACTAATAGCGGCATTAGTAAGAGAGTCTACTACATCATAGTATGTACCTGGATCAGTAATGCTCTTAATCTTCTCTTGCTGTTCTTTAGTTATACCAGGAATACTAAAGTATACACCTTTATGGTAAGCATCTTTAAACTCTTTAATAGACTCTTCATTCAATGGAGTTTTTGCGTATTGTCCATTCTTAATTCTCTTATATACACTACTAAGTAAGGAATCATTTCTATTAAACAGTTTGTTGATGAAGTCCTTAATTCTTCTAAATGCTTTTAAGATAATATATCTAGGTTTAGTCTCAGTAAGCATCCATGTTCTAAAGTCTTCTGCCAAATACTCTTCTAGTTCAGCTTTAGTAGCATTAGAATATTCTGGATATTGCTTCAAGTATTCTCTATACAGTATCTCTCTTTCAGTATTAGAATGTACTAATAAGTTTACATAGTGCCATGCTTCGTGATACTCAATACCTTCTCTACCTTTCTTAGACAGAATAATTTGTCCAAGTAGAGTATCAGCAGCTACTCTAGTAACACCATATACTTCTGGGTTATTACCCATACGCATAGCAGCTTCTGTAATAAATACTTGCTCTGGTTTTAAACCTAATTTATTAATTAACCATTTACGAGCTTCTTCAGTATTTACAAATGCTCCAGTCTATTCATTAGTAGAATCTGAATATACACCTTGAGGAGTAGCCATAAGACCTAATTTACCATTAGCGTCATAGTAAAGAGTCATACCTTTAGGAGTACGCATATTCAAAGCTTGAGCTTCTTCTTTAGTAAGTAGTCTATTTACTTTAGGACTATTACTATCAGCTTTTCCTAATTGATTATAGAATTTAGCTGCTCTACTTTGAGAAGGTTTAGCTGTCTGACCAGGCTGCTTAACTTCCTCTTTTTCTTTTACTTCTTGTTTAGGTAATTTAGTTTCATCAACTTGAATATCATTAACATATAAGAAAGGAGCATTGAAAGCCTATTCACCTACATCAGTCATAAGCTTACCACTTCTAATCATCCAATTAAGTAATGAAGGAGCTTCTTCTCTATCTTTAACAAGTTTTGATCCTACTTTCTTAATACCTAAGTCTTCTTTAGTAAACTCTAATTCTCCCGGAAATAATACTAGTTTATCTTTCTGAGATTGTATCATCAGATCTCTTAGCTGTTCACTAACAGGAGCGATCATAGCATCAACATCAGTATTCCAGTGATAATTCTACATGATGTTGTATATTACTTCTCTTTTAAGCTGCTTAGATCTTTCTATCTAGTCTACTTTTAATACTACAGATTCATATCTACCAGTATTTTCATTCTTCACACCAAGTCTAAGTGTATTAGTTTCAGGATCGAAGAACAATTGTTTAGCTACTAAGAAATTTGCTTTCTTAGCTAACTTGTTAGATACGCTAGTATGATCGCCATTATTTACAATAATGTTAAGTATACCATATCTATCCTCAACATTACCAACAAGTAAGTCATATATATACTCAGGAAAACTCTTCTTTATACCTTTCTGTTTATCATACAGCTGAACTTCTTCAGGAGATGTCACATTGTGATTTCTAAAGAACTTTTCACTAAGCATTATAGGTGCACTATAACGTCTAGACGGAGTATTTTCTACTTTAGGAAAGATGTAGATACTACCAGAATATCCACCTCTATCTGCTAGTGCGACAGTCTTATCTAAAGAGTTGATAGCCATAGGATTCAACTCTGACATTATACCAGTACCATAACCAAATGTTACTTCATCAAGTAAAGCATAAGGATCTTCAGGTATAGCAAAAGTCTTTACTTCATTAAGCTTTCTATATACAGGATTACCGTCTGCATCTTTCTATGTATTGAATACTCCATTAGTCCTATTCATAGAAGTAGGAACAACATGTGTAAGAGCAGTAGTAGGTATATCAGTTCTTCCTTGGAAGTATGCAGAAATGATCTTATTACGGAAGTCTTTAAGTCTGTTTACATCGTCTACATTCTTTTCTCCACGTCTTAAATAGAATGTTTCTGCATCTTTAGGTTTACGTAAAGCGGTAGCGTATACATTATCTCCTAACTTTATAATAAGGTATATATCAGCACTATCAAAAGTAGTAGCATCGTTAGGATTAAATGTATTGTTCTTTCCATATTTACCAATAGCAAAATAAGCCTATCCTTCTTCCTTTACTCTGTCTAAGAAAGTAGGATCTGCTAGTGCGTGTGCAAGTTCTTCTCCAGTGTTTAACTTGCCTTCGTGTGGTAATTTGAATGGTAGATCTAATGGTTTAACGGCATCTGGTAAGTAAAATAAAGTTTTACCAACTTTACCAGCAGCTACTAGTGTTTGTGAAGTGCTTACTCCTTTTACAGAAGTAGGATCTTTCTTAGCAGACTCTGTTAAAGCATCCAGTTTACTTCCATCTTGATCTAAGAATTGTAGTTCAGCATCAGCGAATTCTATCTTAGCTGGATCTACAGGTTTACCATCTAATAGTACATTACCTTGTTCATCTATCCCGTATCTGCTATTATCAGGAATAGATGTACCTGTTCTCGCTTCTGGAGCAGGAACTGGATCTGGAGTCTATTCAGGAGCTTGAGTAGCAGGTTTGTCTACTTTAGTTTTCTTTTCTACACTCCCTTCTTTAAACTCTTTCTCTTCAACGCCCTCTTGTACTTTATCTTTTACAGTACCTTCTTTGAACTCCTTTTCCTCTACTCCTTGTTCTATTCCTCTAAGGTCTACATCTTCAGGTTCTTCTCTAAACAAAGAAGGACTAAGAGGTTTAGTTCTGTCAATTTTCTTTGTTACAACATCTTGTTTTGTAACAGGTTCATCTTCAGGTTCTGGTTCGAGTTCAGGATCTTCATCTGTTTCTTCAACTACTTCTTCTTGTTCTTCTGGTTGTGAAGACTTATCTGCTTCTTCTGGAGTAGGTTCTGTAGCTTTTACAGGTTCACTCTCAATAGAGTCTCCGTCTTCAGTATCAATATCCTCTGGAACATCTTCTTCAGTTACTTCCTCTTCAACTACAGTTTTCTTTTCAGGTTCTGTAGTTACTTCTTCTCCATAGATATCTTCATACTTATCAGTTGTTCTCCTGATAGCAATATCGTCTTTTTCAGGATTTACTTCTGGAATAAAATCTACTTCTGGAGATTCTTCTACACTAGGCTCTTCTGCTAATTCTTCGTACGATTGTTGATTCTTTTCAAATCTCTCTAAATCTTTAAGTATAATAGCATTGGCAGCTTGTCTAGATGCCGTAGCTTTCTTACCGTCTATATCAAATCGTTTCTTGATATTTGCATTATATCTAGAAATAATTTTATTCAAGCTAGGTGCAGCTTCATTAGCTTCTTCAGCTTGCTTATTAGCCTTATCAATCTGCTCTTGCTTTTGCTCTTCACTGAGTGTATTCCAAGTAGGAGCATTGATATCAGATTTGTAATTAAAGTCTAATACAAAGCCGTTTTGATAAGCCATTCTACGATTCAAAGCTCTTTTGTACAGTCCCTTAATTACAGCACTTTGTGCAAAAGCATTCTGAACTTCTTCAGAATTATTGAATTCAATTGATAGATCTTTAGGATCTACTCCAATTATATCAGCTACATTTTTTAAGTTATCTTTATGCTCTTTTAAATCTTGCTTAACTGATTCTTGAATAGAAGCTATATTTTCAAGATTTACGTCCAATCCTTCCTTATCCTTAATAGTCTTTAAGAAGTTTTCTCTATTCTTTAATTGATTATTAAGTTTAGTAAGAGACTTGATTGCTGCCTGTATTTGGTTTATTTGTTTAAATACAGATTTATAGGATTCATAATCTACTCCATATTCAGGATCTTGTGCAATAGCTTGGTCATAAAATGTTCTGATAGTAGCATCGTAAGAATCATCGTCAGCATTATTTAAAGCAGTATTCAAATCTTCTGCTGCTACTCTAGTATCAGCTCTGTATGTTTCTTCAACATTCATAGCTTTAAGAGCATTCTTAAGTATGTTGCGATGTTTCTCTGTTCCTCTGGTTACTCCTAAATCAGTAAAGTTATTATCCAATGCAGGATTATGATACAGCATGTTGATCTTTCTAGCATCTGCTATATCAGAATTGATATCCTCTGCTGTTACTCCTTCTGGTAAGAAGTTATCTCTAATATCTTCAAGTGATTTCTGTAAGTATTCAAATTTCTTACGCTTAGATGCATTGTAATATTGATCTACTTTAGCATCATTTTCTTTATTGGCAAAATCATGCGCAGACATTTGTCTTACTTGATTATCTGCCATCAACTGTTGGTAAGCATTGTAAGAACCGCTAGCTACAGATAAAGAAGAACCCATGATAATACCAATAAGAGAACCAACCTTCATTGATTGTATAAGTTCATTATCATTATTTAAGGCATCATCAGGATGTAGACCAGCTAGTGCTAAATTAGATTCTACACTCAATCTAGCATTACGACCAATAGATTCTAAGATTGTAGCATCTTCTCCTCTATACTTATCATATAAACCTTTCTGATATTCACTCTGTAAAAGATTCTGCACACCTTCTTCAGTACCTTCAGATAAAGCAATGAAACCGGCTTTGGCTGCCATAGAGCCTAAACTACCTAATAAGTGTTTAGTTTCATTAGCTGCACCTGGACTTCTTGTTATCTTGAGTAATGCCTTATTGATATTACTATCTACAAACTTTTTACCAGCTTCTGCTGCTTTAGATAATTTAGAACCAGCTGTAGCAAGCTTAGTACCTTTGAGTATAGAGTTCATAGCGGCTTTACCGCCATAAGAGAATACAGATGCTTCAAGTAAATCCAAAGCTCCTAATGCCATGTTGCTCTGTTCTACTTGTCTTAAACCATTATAAGAGTCTATCTTAATCTATTCAAATACAGGAGAACTTGTAGCCACATTATATACTAACATATCATTAAGTATATCATACTCTGATTTATCAGTATTAAGACCTAACTTGCTTAATTCCTATTTACCTTCTGTAATTATCTTATCAAAGTCTACATTCTTTTCATTGATTGCATTAATTACTCTAGAAGAGTAAGAATCAAATACTTCACTATTGGTTTCAGCTTGTCTTTGATACCATGTTAACCAAGTGTTAATACCAGCTTCTGCTACACCAATAAGTTTACCATATCCAGGTAATGCTTTAGCGGCTTTACTTGCAGCTAAAGAAGTAGCAAAAGATCCGGCCATAGCACCCATCTCAGATAGAGATGAACCAATTTGTGGTAATGCATACTTAATAGAAGAAGGGTCTAAGAAATTCAATTGGTTTTCATCTACCTTCTTTCTAAACTCTGGAGTAAGTACATCAGGATTAAAGTACCAAGTACCTTGTCTGAGTTTACTTTGTATATTCTCTAACTCCTACTATTTAGTTTCTAGTGAAGCAAATTTAGGAGGTAAAAGTAAATCAAGATCATTAAGAACGCGAGTTCTATCTTTATCAGCTGCTTTAGCTGTATACTTCAGATTCTGTATATTATTGTAATCTACTAATCCAGAATCAATAGCTCCAGTTAAAGCGTCTTCTTTACCAGATGCAAATATCTGATTAGCTGTATACTTAATGTTATCCCATACAGACATATTACTTCTATCCACACTGGTATTAGCATCGCCTAAATCAAAGTATATGCTACGTAGTTCTGGATTTCTTAAGATAGTCTGTCTATATCTTTCTTCATTTTCTGCTAAGTATGTTGACAGATCTTGTTTACTTGCCTGATCAGTAGTTTTATTAAATAGATCTAACTGTTCTTCGTATTGCTTTACAAACTCAATCTCAGGTATGGTTTTACCTTCATTTTTAACAATATCACCTTGCAGATTAGTAACATTAGTTTGCAGTTTCTTTTCTACTAAACTATTGTATAACTGTCTAGTTTCACCATTCTGAATTGCATCTTTAGCAGTTCTTGCAAGCTGTATACCAGTTGCTACTACAGGATTGGTGAATGCAAGCAATGTACCAAAAGTAGAAGAGGACGCATCTTCCGATGTATCCTTCTACTCTGCTAACTTATCATAGTCTATATCTGCAATTTCCTCAGATACATCCTCTGCTATTTCATTATATGTTTTAGCTCTTTCATATTCTTGAGGTGCATAACCATAGTTCATTGTATTGAACGATTGTACACCAACGCTAGAAAAGTCACGAGCTGTATGACCATTACCGAATGCTTTCATATTAAAGTCTTTCATATTCCGAGATTTCGGCCTGAATATCTGTCTGTTTAGAACTCAAACCTCTCGTCTTTTTAGTATAGATATTATCTGCTTCGATAGCTCTCTCACCTTCATCTGCGATAGGAGTAACTACCTGTACTTTTAAATAGAGACTAGCATTATCGCTCTTAGTACGTGTTCTTTTTGTCTTTCTGTCTATTACATTTCCTTCATCATCTAATTCACTTACTGTTGACAATGTTTCTGAATCACCAATATCACCTTGTCTAACTAGTTTACCAATTAAACCTTTGTCTTCAGTAGTAAAATCACTTAGCTGATCAGCAGGTATAAATACATTCTTTACATGATATACTCTACCTCCATCTGTAATAGTTCTTCCTTCCCCTTTTACAATAAAGCCGTTAAATCTATCTCCAGATTCCCATAGCTTATTGAACTTGTCTCTAGCAATAATACTTTTACGTAATAACGAATTCTTAGCAGCATCTCTACCAAGTACAGCATTTCTACTAGTACCCATCATAGCGTAAGCTAAATTATCAGCGAGTATGAAATTACGTGAATCATTTGCTAAGTATGTATTGTCGCTTAATTTTTCAGTAGAACCATCTTTAGCATATATGTTATTGGCACTTGGGCTTAATGGTGCAGATACTACATCTAATACCCATTTAGCTCCAGCGTTTAAGTTCTTTTTATTCTTAGCTACTTCTAAGAAACCAGATTTTAATTTGTTTTGAATTACATCTGGAGACATATTATACATAAGTGTATCCTTCTGTTCAGGAGTAAGCTCTTGACCTTTAAGCATGCCTTGTATAGTCTATTGATCAAGCCCACTAAAGTTCTCAAGTAATTTCTTTCTACTATCATTATGAATCATAGTAGTAAGATTGTTGAGCATGGTAGGAGTTTGTTCTTTAGCTGCTCTTCTGGCTGCCAATTCCATGCTTTTAAGGAACCAAGGATCTCTTTCTCTATCTTCATAAGCAAATTCCTTAGCCGCTCTGTATATACTATTGACAAATTGATTTGTAGCTTCTTCGGGACTAAGACCTTGCTGTTGTAACACTTCAATGTGTTTCTGTGCTTGAGGAGTGTTAAGTATACTAGATATATTCTTATCTACTTCTTCTCTAGTTCTAGCTTCAGATACACCTTTGTATTCCCATCCTCCTTGATTACGTATGAATCCAGGTTTAAGGTTATCAACAAACGGTTTCACAATGTCTACCTCAGACTTATATGCTAACGGTGACACATCATTAAATATACCAGCAGCTTGTGTATTATAACCTGCGTAATCTACTTTATGCCACAAAGGATTATACTTGTCAGATAACATAAGTTGCTGATCTACTTTCTGTCTCTACAACATTGCGTCTCTGCTTTGCTTAAGATTGCTTAAAGCATTATAGTCTACATTATTAATCATTGACTACAGTCTAGATCTACCTTCTTGTGTTTTCAATAAATCAGGATTACTGGCAAGTTCTGTAATATAATCCTTCATTGAACCAATAGTAAGATCATAATATCTTTTAGTATCTACAGCCGAAGGAGATTGAAATTCACTCCATTTCTGTATGTTGTTTTGCAAATTAGCAGCTGCTTGATCTACAGCTGCTTTTTGAGTAGTACCAATTCTATATAACTCTCCAAAGTTAATGGGTACATATGTATTGATAAAATCTGCCTATGCTGGCTAGCTATATCTATTTACTGCCATATTATTCGTATCTTAGGAAGTTAGTTAAATCAGTATTAGTAAAACCAGATTCTAAGAACGGTTTATATAAATTAAGCATTTGCTTATCTCTCCTCTTCTGGTTACGCATAAGTTGCTGAGTTTGTGCCCATTTGCTTAGTTGTCCTAAACCTGTATTTCTTATATTATAAGCAGCCGCTCTGTTTCTAGCACCCAAATCGCTAGAAAGATTAACAGCTCCAACATACTGCTGACCAAGATTGTTAAGTGTACTAGCATAATCTGCATCAAATTGATTCTGCATATTACTAGCTTGACTATACAGATTAGCAATCGCTTTGTCTAGTCCAACAGCTGATTGTAATCTATAAGCCATATTGGCTCCTGTGTTAGTATTAGATTGACCAGCATTATAATCTGATATTGCTCTACTAGTAGACAATTCTCTTAATGCTGGAGTAATATCGTATCTACGATTACGCATAATTCTAGCAACAGTTCCTGCATATGGATTCTATACATCTCTTACTTGCTCTGCACTACCTGAAGTAAGATTAGATATTACTGGAGCAAGCGATGCTATTGAGCTGGCATATTCTCCAAGATCTCCTAGTTTAGGAAAACTAAAACGTCTTCCTTTGCCAGTTCCTTTACTAGTATCACCAGTAGGTGCTGCTGCTGTTACTGTTACTTCTGGCAATGCAATGTTATCAGTAAGATTAGGCATTCTACCCATACCTTTACTGTCGTAGAAACCAGTAAGTACTTTATCTTGCCCAAGCTGAGAACCAATAATGATGTCTCGCATAGTATCATTTACACTTCTATTGTATCTACGATTTAAACCTCCATCCTCAAAAGCTTTAGTCTTTGGTTTAATTCCCTTTTTCTATTTTAATACTTCTTGCTAATTGAATAATTCATCATGAATCATAGCATTGTTCATAGCATTCAATTTAGCAGCATTCTAAGCATATCTATCTTTACCTTTACTTTTCTTTTTCGACATCATTTCTTCTCCCATTTGTGCAAATGTTTTCTTAGTTCCGGGAACTTTTAGAGTATCACTAAGTATCTTAGTACCATAAGGTAAGTTAACCAGATTAGAGTCAGTGGGTTTACCCTGTTCAGGTACTTTACTAACATTACCATCTGGAGTTTGAATCAATTCTCCATCATCAACATAAGCCAAACTGCCAGCTGTACCGCCATCTGCAAACGTGTATGTATCATAATTATTGTCATTATACCAATCTGCTTGCAAGTCAGCAGTATTAGATACTGCAATTCTATTTGCTTGTACTTTAGCTTTATCTTGTTCGATCTTACGTTTCAATCGCTTATTACCAAATGCACCAATTAAGCCTGTGCCAAGCGAATACTGGTTATCTTCAGTAAATCCACCTGTTTCAGTAATGCCACCTGATTTACCTACTAAACCCATAGCTGCTCCAGCAGCGGCTCCTATAGCTGCTCCTTGTGGTCCAAACATTTGACCAATTTGCATACCCGAACCTGCACCACTGAATATGTTTCCAACAGACTATCCTACTGCCTGTCCAGATGTAGTAGCTGTAGATTTACCAGATAAACTACCAAATAAGCCTGCTGTGCCTTGTATCATATCTGAAATACTATCTGGTGTAATCTTAGCACCAAATGCACATGCACGCGCTTTCTTTCCTTTCTTTTTCATTATACTAGTGAATATCTATATGTTGTATTAACGTATGGTAATTTAAAGGTCTTATCATTATTACAGTCGAATACATACTCACACTGTAACCATTTACCTCTCAATCTACCAGCATTTGCTTTATTCTCAATCTGTTGTGTATCACTCAAATTTATGTTCTCTCTACCTATAGCAAATCTATATGTATCTTCTCTGTAATCATATGCATACTTAAGATCAGTGTTTACTATGCTATCATATGTACATGGTGGTAATGGATTAGCTTCTTGACCCTTAGTATGGAATGTAATATTAGTTACTATGTTATTCATAGCAGTTAGATTGTCTGCTGTACTAGGGTCATTGAATTCTCCACCAAAGAATACATTATCAAATACTTTAGTATATAGAGTATCCTTGTTTACATAGAATTGTACTTTAGCAATCTTAGTTTCAGGAAGTATTCCATCTATATCTAGAGTATTAATCACATAGTAGAAGTTATCTTTAATAGTTACAATCTTATTAGAGAATGGTAGAGCCCACTGAGGATTAAATGTATAGAATGAAGTAAATTGACCTAACTGTTCATTGAATATCAATGATTTGTCATAGAACTTAAACCATACTTCATTGTACTTCTTATCATAGAATGCTAAGCTTACATTACGCTTGTTCACATACATTTCATTGAGATAAGTCTATACGCCTTTCTCTTTAGAGATTTGTGATACTTGTCCAGTGTAAGCACATATTTCATTCTTATCAAAGTCGTACCAATACAGTACATTATCAGAGTGTACTATACTTCTATCGTTTACTATAGATGAACCATTTGTATTAGTTAAATAATCAGCCCTTGTGAGAATGCCACCTGTACCTAATGTTAACTGACCTACATTATTGTCTTGAATAAGAGATCTTTCATTTACAGAAGCAATACCTAATGCAGTATCCTACCAGAAGAATAACCTATCTTTGAATGATGTCAGATTAGTGATCTAACCATACTTGTTGTCTACATCTAAATAGTTAGCAAACTTGAACTTAGTCCAATTGTCAAGTATTTCATTGTTAGTTTTAGCTTCAGAACAAGCAATACGATTAGATGTAACTACATTATTCTCTGCATATATAGAAGCTGATATATACTTTCTACTACCCGGCTGTGAAGAGTAAGTAGGATTATAAGCGAAGTATGGTCTATCCTGTACATGATATGCACCTAACTGACCCGGTTCTATCTAAGTAAAGATATCAAGGAAGTTATCGCCACTTCTAAAGCTTCTGTGTACTGCATCACCATATGCTAAATTCAAGTTAATACTTGATTCAAATGGTATATATGCAGCCGTGAACATCTTGTAATCATCCCAATCCTGAGGATCTTTCTTCTAGAAGATCATAGTCAAAGGTTGATCCAATAGACACAAGTAAGTATCACCACCAAAAGTATATAGAGTATGTGTAATACCAGATATATCATTACTATATGAATTAGTAGATATATAGATAGAGTTCTGTCTAGAAGTAAATGTATTACCTCCATATTGACTACCGTCTTTCTTTATATTAACTACAGGTATAGCATTACGAGTATATGCAGAATCTAGAGTAGAAGATCCATCACCAATAGAACTAAATCTAGGTATAGCAGAAGTAACTCCAGGAATATATGCAATTAAACATGGTCCAAATGGTCCAGATTTATCACTAGTATTCTCTCTAGGTAAAGCATACTGGAAGTTAGTAAGGCCCATGTTCAAGTATGCAATATTACCAATGTTCACATAGTATGGTGATTTATCATTGATAGAATTATATGGAGCCATAGGAGGATACTTAACATCAGTAATGTAAGCTTGTTTCCTACCATATGCAGATCCGTTGCCAGAACTTTGTAATCTATAATATTTACTAATACCAGAACTTAAAGCATATCTACTACTAGCACTTTCTTGTCCAGCTTTAGAAGTATCATCTACTAACACACCTACTGCACCATCAGATCCATCTGTTACAATTCCTATCTTATTTACTTTAGTTAATTCACCAGCATTAGGATCTGTATCTCTTACCTTAAGAGCATTCATCATAATACGTGGCTTACCACCTACCGCATCGAATTGAGATACTAACCCATACAAAGATTCTACATATGTAGGTTGACCTTTGAATGACTGTTCTATCTTATCTTGCATAAAGGATATCTCTGGTGAGATAAGAGTAACATAATCAGATTGTACTTGATTATTAGGTAAGAATGCATTACGTACTCTATCAGTACCATTGAAACCAACAGCTGTTAGATCACCCGCTTGATAAGTAAGAAACAGATAAGGTCTTACATCCGTACTACCTCCTAATTCACCAGTATCATCAGATGCTGACATATTACCAACAATAGACATAGCTGCTTGCATTAAGATGGTTCTATCTGCTTCAGTTCTGTCACATCGTACAATTTCAAATGAAGTACATCCTGCTGGCACATTTCTTACTTGGAATTTAATACCTAATGGTCTAGCTTGTAAATTAGAACTACCTGCTGCGAATGCTGGGCATTCCACAGAATGTGGGAATCTAATATCACCAATCCAGTGTACAGGACTCGGTATATTTTTTTCATTATAGAACACAATACCAAATCTGTATACTTCATCTCTCTGATAGCTTCTATAGTTAGCAGCTAAGTATGGATCAGCATAATTAGGTAATCGTACTCCCGGTGCAGGCAAAGCTTGTACTACTTCTTGAGACCTAGTATCTGCATTATATAAAACAACCTGACTTATGTTTTCAGGTGCGCATTTAATACCAACTGAGTCTTGAGATGCAACAGACTGTCCTTTACCTACCATTTCATCTAGTTTGAAATCAGTAGTTACAAAAGTATAGTCAATATTTGGTCCGCTACCTCCTCTTAACCTATTACTACCAGATTTGATATTACTATATTCATATCTATTTGTATCATTAAAATCTACGCTCTTAGTAGTATTAAAAGGATTAATACAGTCATGACTTTCAGGTATAGAGTCGTAGAATTGCTTCAACTCTGTAGCATCTGTTGGTAATACCTTACTTATGTTTTCAGCACTATTTGCAGAATGTAATACCAAAGTACCCGCTTTATTACATCGGTATGCTCTTGCATCATACTTAGGATTCCAACTATCTTCTTGAATATTAGCTGCAAACAATCTATTATCCATACGAGTAAGAGTCTTAGCTATGAACTGATAACCAGTTAACGCATTAAACTCTTCAACACTTAACTCTCCAATAATAGTATTACCATTATCTATGTAGTTGATTTCAGATTGAGTTGGAACTAAATCTATTTCATCTACTATAAATATTCTAGGAGGTTGGTTATTGTTAGTATAAGATAAACTTATTATTCTACACTTCTGGTAGTCTTTGCTAACTAAAGGAGCTTTGAGTACACAGGATTTGCCAGAACTAACATTCTAACCCATTCCTTCATACTATTGTACTGTCTAAGTAGTAACGCTAGCTGTTAAGTGATTAAGCTCACTAAGAGAAGATAAAGTACTTTCTGAACCGTGTATATTAAATAATTGGTAACAATACTGAATTACCCCCGATGCTAAGTTACCTCCATCTTGTCTGATGATTTTGAAAGGTGGAAGAACTGCTCCCGGAGTAATGTCAATAGCATTTGGAGTTTTGATCCATCCTCTAGAATCTACTAATGGATTAGTAGCACTTGTACCAGTATATTTACCATCTACTACATTAATTACTTTAGTAGCACTTTTGCCATCTGTAAAGTATACTTTAATGTTAGTATCAGTTTCATAGTTAGCAACACAACTGATATTAGTTTCATTTGGATATTCGCAGAGCTTTAAGTCACCTTGTAATACTACTGTTTGTTTAGGAGTAGAATCATCAAAACCTTCAACTCTATATACTTTATTGTGCGAATAGTTGCCATTCACTATTACTTTAGTGAATATGATAGCCATCTTATCAATAGTAGTTGCACCTATTACTACTTCATCATTAGTAATATTACCATTGTATTTTCTAACTCCTTCAATACCTTGCAGTGCTCCAGTAGTACCATTATCATTAGTTATGATCCTAACATTCTCAGCATAACGGTACTGATTATCCTTTATAAGATTCACATCGACATCCATATTCATGCCAGATGTAAAGCTATTTGTTTGAAATGTATTGGTCATACTCTATTCTAATTGTATATTATTTGTTTATCTCCGAGTGTATCAAAGAATGTATCATGCTCGTCTATCTCTGGATATATTCTAAGCCAGCTATTTTGTATACTCTGCATTTCATCTACACCAGGCATCATTGCTTCTGCGTATGCTTGTTTCCTATAGAAATTCCAAGAGTTCTTAATATCATAGTATACATATCTAGGAGTTTTACCAGTCTTATAGTTAGGAAACTCTAGCTTCATAGTAACATACCAATAGATAGCTTCAGAGTATGAAGGATTATCTGGTATCATTGGCATACTTTCATCATCGGTAGGTATTGCATGATATGATATTTTAACAAAGCCATTAGGTACATTAGTCATAATATATCCCGGTTTAGTTGTATATTGTAATGCATTACTGATAAAGTTACTATCATAACCTACATACTTACCATTGACAGTAGGCACAGTATATTGATTAAGTAAAGCACTAAGTGTTTGTCTAGTGTTAGGTGAAGAATTAAGTATATCTAATGCTTCTCTATCACTAGTTAGATTGTATAAGTTTTTTACTAGTATAATCAGTGGTTCATCTTGTATTAACATCTTTGGATCATTACAAGTACCACAAGTATTTATACCAAAAGAGCCAGTTGCCTTTCGCATAGGTAACCAGCTTGAGTTGCTGAATGAAAAAGCAACCTAGTCTAATCTATATAGATCACATGGTAACTTAGTCTAATGACAGTTAACAGGTAATACTACTACTTTATGTTCGAGCTATTGTACAGCACCAATCTTTTCCATTGCCTCGCCTATCCACTCTTTTATCGAAGTAATTTGTAAATCATCTTCAGACATGTCATTATCAGCAATGATTTTAGCTACAACCGCTTTTGAACTTATTAAATTGTTATTTATCATAGTTTAATCTTTTAGCGGCTAGTTAAGTTATTTCAATATAATCGTGCTCTTTATTCTTGATTATCTGAGCAAGTCTTCTCTTGTTTGCTCTAGTAAGTATAAACTAATATTTAGTTTTATTAGTAAGTAGTGACTCTTTCTTTGACCAGTGTAACCTGAATTTAAAAAAGTTTGAATGTTCATTTAAGAAGTATACTATCTTACCTTGCACTTTACTTTCGTGATAATCTATTCTTAAGCTTTTACTATCAAAATTCTTAGGCTATCTCTTCACAATACATAGCGTACCTAACCGACATGGCAACTTAAACTCTTTACTTCCTTCTATTACTTCCTATTGAATGTATTTAAAGTAATCAGATACTATATTTCTAAAAGTAGAATAGGGTATATCATATACTGTATCCTATTCTATATAGTTCTTGTAGCTTACATAATAGTCTGCAATAGTGTAAGATTTTCTGTTGTAGTTAAGTTTTTCAGTCTACATTATTTCTTATATATATTCTATGTATTATCTTGTGAATTGTTAGTATCGTCAGATGGCATCTGAGGCATAATCCTAAGTTCTTTACTAAAGATTAAATCTTTGATTGTAGGTATCATATGTGCTGGAGCTGGATATGGAGCATTAGGATCAAAGCAATCTGCTACATCAGCAGGATTCTCAGGTATAATACCAATAGTAATATACTCTAATTGATTACTATCTCCATCTAAGTATATACGATTATTCTTTACCCAGCAAATATAATCTTTGCAAGTATACTTACGATACTTCTATGCTTTAGCTTTAGTTTCATCACCTATCTAGATTAGGTTGCCATACATATCTTTCACAAAGATAAGTCCTGGTCTTTTATGAAACTGAATTAGTTTAGGTAGTTCATACTCAGACTGATATAAAAAGTGTCCAGGAGTATCTTCTACTTTATCTAAGTGTACCATAGGAATAGTAGTTACATACATATCATTTATGTCATAACCTTTATCTATTTCCTATCTTATTAGATACGCTCTGTAATTGTGCACCCATTGTTCTATCTGAATCCTACTTATATGCTCAGATTCGCCGATATTACTATTGCGCAATTCTAAGAGTATATCGTCCACAATTGTTGACAGTGTATTTAATTTCATCTCTTCAAATATAACGTTATCTAAATAAAACGTATTCTTAGCCTATTCTACGCACTTTCTGCTATAGGGTATACAATTGCACACATAGTGTAATAGCTCTTCTTTAAAGGCAAGGAAATGGGCAATAAAAAAGGCTAGTCTTAATGACTAGCCTCGTTCATAGCATTTTGCATATCCTGTGGTAGCATCTATTTCATTGGTGCTGGAACCATCTGACTTGCTTGCTTTATAATATTCTTTAATTCACTGACTTCATTCTAAAGCTCCTTTATTCGAGGATCTTCTTTTTCTTCAGGTTTAATATCTAACTTATCAAGTAGGTCTTGACATCTTTTCATCTCTTCATCACATTTAGCGATAGAGTCTTTTTTAGCTTTGTAAATATTGTATTGATCTTGGATGATCTTGACTATTTCGTTTTTATTTGTGGAAATAGTAAGCCCAATAGAACTGTCACTAATAATGGATCTATCGACTGGGACTGTGAACTTTTTTGATTCTCCGTCGCTGGTAATAACGACGTCCACTAATCTCTTTCTTGTTTGTCCAGGCATCTAAAACTAGCCTTGAGGAAGAGCTTCATCATACACGTTTGAAACAGAACTGACTGTACCAACACTGTAGCTAGTATTCTTTTTGAAAGTTCCCAGAACTTCTACTATATAGACATTATCTCCTGTTTTTAATTCATTGAACATCATAACAAATATAAGTTTTTGGGCTCCTTTTTTAAGGGAGCCCTTTGTTTAAACTTATGCAGTAGCTGTAGGAATATTAGCTAGATAAGAATTGACTAACTGATATGTCTTAGTACACTTATTATAGTATATCATATATCTAATTGTCATTTTCAAATCACCGGCCTATACATCTTCTGCTAACGCATTACGTAACATAGAAGTACCATCTGGAGTAGATTCTTCAGCTTTAAGAGTTACTGGAAGATCTGCACTAGCAGTAGGAACTTCTTGTCTTACATCTAAGAAGAAAAGACCTTCATTTGGAAGTGCTCTCCATTCTTCTTCGTTAACATCATATCTTACTTCAGTAGTTGAAGCGGTAACACCTGTAGTTTTAAGTACTGGTATACCAGATATTCTATTTAATCTACGTCTCCGATTGAATCCTGTTCCGGGAAATGGAAAGAAAGGAAACGGAAATAATCTTTGGTTCGTATTATAAAAAGGATACATAATTACCTCCTTTCTATTAGCAACAACCGCACTGAGTATTCAATCCATAATTTTCACCTGCAAATGCACCATATGCAGCAGCACGTGCGATTTCAGGATTGTAAACTGCTAATTGAGGATACGGTACGCTTACTGTATTAGGCAACTTACACTTAATACCATCTACATCACTTTGCAGTGAGTTCAGACGATTAACAATCGGTGCAGTGTTAGCCTGTACTGTTGCAGCGATATACTGATTCTGATTAGCCTGAGAGATCTGTCCCTTCAGAGCAAGATTTTCAGAAGTCAGTCTATCCATCTTATCTTGACGATAAATATTCTCGAAGTTATCGATCTTCTGAAGTATAGCCTGAGTATTAGCTAAGTTAGAATCACGTAAGCTCAGCGTATTCTGATTCATAGTGTTTACCAGAGTATTAGTCTAGTTACACATAGCCAACTGATCTTCATATCCCATCTTAGTAAGATTCAAGTTTACACTGTCAATAGAACGTTGTGTGTTGCAGCAACATTCGGCGAGCTTAGAAGCTAAAGCAGCATTGCCAGAAGTAATAGCATTAATAACTTCACAGCCTGACAATTTCACATCACAAGAGATCTTACTAACACCACTATTAATGTTGTTCAAAGCAGCAGTCACCGAGTTAAAGTCACAATTCAGTGTATTAGACAGGGAGCTGATAGCTTCTTTATTACCATTAATTGCTTGCATTAGCAAGTTTGTATTAGCGTCAGTATTCAGTTCAGAAGCAAGTCTACTGGCATCGCTAGCGCCTCTACCAAATCCATTACCACCAAATCCACCCCAGCAGAAGAACAGGAGGATAATCCAAATCCACCAAGCTCCGTTACCACCGAATCCGTAGTTGTTATTCATCATAGCCATAAGAGCTGCGGGGTCCATGTTACCTTTGTTAGCATTCTGCATCAGTGCTGCAATACCTGCATCGATACCGCGATCCTGTACAATAATTTTTTCTTCACCTAACATAATTGATTATTTTAAAATTGATTTTTAAGTTTTTGATTAAAAACGAACATAGCGAATTGAACGTCCATGCCCATATTCCGAATATGGTTCGTATTCACGATTTCTTTCTTCTCTTTCGTAATCATGATCGTAATTATACTCAGAACGTCTACCCATCATACCTGACCTTCTTCCGCCTCTACGCATCATTCCATGATATTCGTATTCGTCGTCATCGTCATCGTCTTCCTTGTGACGTCTGCCATATTCTCTCTCGTAAAGTTCTTCTTCAGCGTTTCTGATTTTGTCACACATTATGTATACATAATAGTACCACATTTTGCCTTCTTCTATATCTTTATCACACAACCAAGCTTTTGCAAGCTCAACAAAGTGTTTAGGGTTATTAGAATTAGTCATATTAACTACTACTCTGTAATAGTCTGAGTATACCATATTTAATGCAACATACCAGTCATACTTATTGAATTTTTCATCCATACGTATGCCGTGCTGATTGGCTAACGAAGTGGTTTCTTCTATTGACCAATGTTGACCTCTAGAGCCATCTTCATTTTCCATCTTGCTTACTGCTTTACGAGCCATTTCCTCGTCAAAGTGAGGACCATGTTCGGCTTCATAAGCCTTAATACGGAATAGTCTATGCATATTTTATTATTGATTAATAAGTTTAATAATAGGGTTATTTCTATTATTTATCTGTCATTTTGATAACTCTGGTATCTGTTACTTTGATAAGATCATTTGTGTTCTTAATTTGATATTTCTATACGCGATCGCGCTTCCAGTCAAAGTGCCAGAATCTTTTCCATAAGTTTTTATACTTGTTACGATATTCTTTTTTCTCTTCAACAATAAGGATCTACTGATTCTTTAAGTCAAGTATAGTTGTTAAGATTGAATCTTTTCGGCTAACTGTGATAGTTGTCAATGAATTAAGCTTTAACTCTTTAGTAAAGTCAACCTCCTTAGTTATTATTTTAACTGTAGTTGTGTCTTTCATTTCTGTATTGATTACGTGAGCCTCTTTGAGATTCTGGTCTTTGACCTTTAATTCTTTCTTAGCCTTATTTACTGCCTACACTAAGCTATCTTTACTTAGTTTTAATTCATTAACTGTAAGCTATAAGACTCTATTCTATTTTTCAGTGTTGTTAAACTACGATTCGTAGTATTTATAATTGTTATAAATTTGAGATATACGAGCATCCTATGTCTTAATTTTATTACCTTGCCATACACAAGTAAGACCTAATGCAAGCACTGCTGCTAATAATAATTTTGTGAATATATTCATAATAGTTGGTTTTAAACTAGGAAAAATAAAAATGGCGTACTAACAAATCAAATTTGAAAATACGCCATTATGTGATACATTCTCACTAAAATTATTTTGGAGCCTAGTATTCTGGTAATAAGTACTAGATCATCTGTGCACTCGATCTAATCATTTTATCTACTAAGTCTTTGGTAACATCTACTTCATTAAAACCTCTGGTATAACTTACAACTAAGTTGCCAATCCAGTTATCATTTTCATCTGTCATTCTACGAATAGCCAATGTCTTGCATCCATTGTAAAGCATAAGTTGTTTCATCTTTTTATCGATGTCTTCCTTATCTACATCATCAATCCATATGTAATCTTTGTTTGCTAATTCAGAAGTGAACTTTGCGACAGTTGAGATCGTGATATCTGTCAGGTGAGGTTTCACGCTAGACACATCACTTCTCTTTACTTCTAAAGTAACCGAGATAAATAGAGATTTATACAGTGGATGCGGCTGAATTATGTATACTCTATCCGCTTTCAAAAAGTGCAATAGTTCCCATAGTTCGCCATATATAGTAGCTATGTCTCCAGCTTTCTTTATATTCTTTTGTGATTCTTCTTTCTTCCAACTTTCAATTTTATAATCAGTTATCTTATTCTTTGTATATTGATTATAAGTAAACCACAATGCTGCGAAAGCTGCTATAGATGATATTATTTCTGGTAGTTTCTCAATTATTGATGTCAACATAAACTTGTTTCTAGCTAAAAACAAATCCCAATCTGTTAGATTAGGACTGAAATATCTTTGATACTAATTATAAAACGGTAAGGGGCAGATTATGTTTCTACCCCTTTTCCTATATCAGTATGTACTAATAGCGTATTTTATGCAGCTGGTGTTTCTAAAGCAGTTACTCTTTGTGTTAAAGCATCAAGAGCATCTTTTAGTACTTTACCTTGCTGTGCATCTAATGCAGAACCAGCAGCAGATGTAGTCAGGTTATTAACAATGTTAGTCTTGTTTGCTTGTGCAGCAATACCTGCTAACTTGTTCTTTTCATCTGTAGTATAGTCGTTAGTACTTAACTGTTTTCCTTGTACTTTATCAACTTTATTACTAATTTTACTAACTAAATCCTTGTCAGCGTTTGTATAATTATTATCTGACAACACTTTAGAACCATCTTTGTCTACTTTACCTCTTTGCAAAGTACTTACCGTTGCTTGTATTGCCTGAAGTGCAGCACTAAGTTCTTTAATAGCTTCATTTTGTTGACTATTGGTACTATCGTTTACTATCTCCCATTTCTTTGTATTGGCATTGTAATACTTGATAGTACCTTTGTAATTGTTATCAGTAGTATCAATCCAATATGTAGTCTCAGCAGGATTTGGTGCTGTAGGACTTACTCTAAAACTTACTTGCATAATTATAAGATATCACTAACACTTTGAACATTATAGTAATTAGTCAAGTCTGTCTGCAATGACTTGAAAGCAGTAGCTACAGTGTCAATCAAACTTTTATATTCACTGTTCCAAATATTGATAGATGTACTACCATTACTTGACACACTGCCAATATTCATAGGAGCTTCTCCTTGTTTAACACTCACCTGAGCATTAACGTCAGATACTGCCTTCTTTGAGTCAACGTTACAAGTACCTTCAAAAGTAAGATTATCACTTGTGTAAGTATATGTAACTTGTCTAATTTCTTTTGTTACGTCTAGTTTATTCATTGTTTTAATCGATTAAAATTTATTTATTAGCAAATAGTTATCCTATAGACCTCTCACCATTTATAATAATGCCTGTAGCAGTATCTCCTTCTATTATCGATCTTCTAAATACCACTGTCCACTTTCCTTCATTATTTGAAGGAACTGTATACATCATAATTCCAGATGCATTTTTCCATTCGTTTTCTAGAGTCAAATGTGCGATCCTATTTGCAAATGGTTTCTTCGCTGTTTTATAGTTAAGTACAAGCTCAAAACCGGTCATCAAATTACGAATGTTCTCAAATCTGAAATATTCGTAAGTGTCTTTTCTAAAGACCCCTATTCTAAGATATGTCACATTGGTATTGTTTGCAGGGTTTAAATATTCTACAGGTATTCTATAATCATAATCATCTGGATTGTTTGGATCTGGAACTTTTATTCTGTGAATAGTTACAGGAATTTTATAAGCTTCAATGCTTTCCATAAACCCGTTAGATATTGTTAGATAATAATAGTAGGTTTCAGAATAGCCTCTTGCTGGCAAATTTAGTGTCTATACCGCCTGAAATTTTATTTTCTTGTTAGCGTATTTTTCGAGATAAGTGTCAACATTTCCATTACACAAACTTTCTATCTAAATTGGTTGTACTACAATTTCTTTGAAGTCTGGTGTACCAGGCATACCGTAAGAAATTTGTACATTCCCTTGGCCTTCAGCAGACCTAAATAGCCAAGTAGGTATTTCTGGAAAAGTTATTTCCATATTGAACACAGCTGTACGATCTGTTTCTCCTAATCTAACATCTGTTCCAGCAGGAGTGTCTGTCCACGATAGTCTTTCTGGGTTTGCTTTTGGACCTAATGCATTATGATTATACCCTCTAAAGTCTCCCAATCTGTGATTATTAGTAGGAACAACATAATTAAACACTTGTACCTGTGTATTCCAGCTCGTATTTACAGTGGTACTCACAAAACCAGAATTTGTTCTTCGTTCAGTGTCAGTTAACACTGGCTTGTTTACAGCTAGTGGTTTCATAAATGACCACTTATTTACTTTAGAATTACGATGCAATAAACCAACATCGTGAGTACTAACACCAAGCGTATTGCCTACTAATGTTGTAGTAATACCAGAATTAGGAAGCATAGTTACCTCCTTCCTCTGTTACCTAACCTGTTACTAGTACTTCACCATTTAAATGTGTGTAATCGCATTCAACATCACCTGTAATAACCATGGCGTTTGAGATATCGATTTTATCGAGATCTGCAAACGAAGTGATATTAATCTATTCCGAACTTGCTTTCGGAATTGTTACTATTCCGAACTTGCTTTATAACTAAATTCCCTTTAATTACTAACATTGTATTTTTATTTTTATCCGTACCAGAAGGTTGCTTGATAATTTGTTTCAAAGCCAGTAGGTACTCTACTAGGATCAGCAGTAAATGCTTCTACATTATCTCCAGCAGGATAGCTTCTAAGATAAGAAGGTCCTTCTCTATAGTTGAAACTAGTTACATCTAAACTTCCTGCATTTCCAGCTTCAGTACTACCCCACTTATAAGTAATCTTAGTAAGTAATTTACCATCTGTAGATACTCCAGAATTTAATCTGTACGTACCACTAAATCTCGTAGTATTGTTAGAAGTAACGCCTTCAGCCATAGAAAACACATTGTACCTATAACTACCACTTTCTTTTACTGCAACTGCTGCTGTAATTACTGGTTTAGGATCAATAATAATTCGCATACTACCAACATCTGGTACATACCCTAGAGAGTTAAAATCATTTACTGTACCACTACCTATGTAAACATATAAACTATAATTATATGTAGCTGCATTGTTTGTATTTATAGTTAAAGTAATACTTATAGTTTTAGCTTCACTACTTATTTCTACTGGAGTACCATATACTGTTCCAATATTATCACCTTTAATTGCAGCTCTATATAAAGTAGCTCCTGCTACCTTTCTCCAATTATAACTTCCAAGCATAGGCTTGAAAGTAAATTCTCTTACTAATGAACCAGAACCTGCACCTTGAGTAAAGTGATAATCTCCTCCACCAACAGTAGGTGCTGAAGAATTATGATTATAACCTCGGAAGTCACCCATTGAAGCTCTAAGTTTACCATTTGAATCCATTTTCATTCTAAATGTAAGTGGCCCCTCTTCTTCTTTCTATGGAGCCCATTCACCTGGTGATTCATTTGAGTATATATTCCAGAAAGGTCTGGCATCTTTTATCAAATAACCATCTCCTGTATTAAACGCTCGGCTGTTCACTCCACCAGTTCTTGCTCTAGTTACTAGATCCCACAATCCTGTTGAGTTTAAGCCTATAGTATTTTTAATATCAGTAATAGTTACAGGAGCTGATATAATACCATTTGATGTCATATCGTGCCCTCCTCTATTTGGGCTACTTCACCTGTAACTAATACTAACCCGTGCAGCTTTTCAGCTGTTATATCTCCAACTAAAATAGTAGCGTCGGTAATGTCATATTCATTGAGATTAGCGTACGCTACTATTTCTGTAGTTAACTCTTCTGAGCTTGTCTCAGAAGAAGTTCTCTGAGCTTGTCTCTTTCAATTGTTAAGTTTCCTTTAATTACTATCATATTATTTTGCTCTAAATATAATAGAACCAGATTGATAGTTATCTCCTAAGTATCTGGCTGTATAATTCACATAGTTATTTGAAGAAGTCTATACACGAGTAAATGATTGTGAATTGAATGTGTATGATTCTCCTTGTGATAACATTTCTCCAATTGGAGCAGGAGATAGTGATTCACCCATACCACCTAAAAATGCTCCCGGAGGATCTGATGAAAGCATAACTGAAAAGCGAGCTTTCTCCCACGCACCTTTAATAGATGTAAATGTACACTCTAAGTGATATTCGTTTGCAAATTCATTAACAACTTTGTATTCAAATTTAAAGCTGTTAGGTTCAGGTTTAGCAATTGTTTTCACCATGTGTGCTGTCTCTAAATCATTTTGATTGAGTGACATTATAGTAGTATTGACACTATCATAAGATTGTTCAGATGCTTCTGCAAAAGAGCAAACCATATATACATCTACTTTACCATCTGGCCAGTTAGGAACATTTAATGTGACTACATATTCTTGCTGTTGCATTTCCATAACAGACTTATTTAGAGTTCTAAACCTAAGCTGTCCAGTAGATTGATGACGTATAATACATCCAATGTAACCTCTTTTAATATCTGCTATTTCATTTAATGGAACCTGTGCATTCTGCTTAAGTAATATAGAGCACCTGAATTCAGTATTTGGATACAATCCTGGATCTGGGTGCATACTAAAGATAGCTGGTGCATTATGATCATAACCACGGAAATCTCCTAATCTAAAAGGTTCACTAGGACCTCCAGTTGGTTTATCATGTTGCCACCTTGCCATAGGTTGACCAATTGGTGGTAATGCTGTAGAGCTTCCGGTTTCTGGGAGTTTTATCCCCCAGTTACCGTTTGCTGCCTTCCACCAATTCTATACACCATCTACATTACTATAAGGCTGCTTCACAGGTTTACGACCACTTAGTATGTTAATCTTGTCACTAGTACATAACTGTGAAACATTATGTGTGCTAATGCCTAAGGTATTACCTACAAGAGTAGTACTAATATTAGTCTAACCTAGTGCTGCCATATTATTTATTTACTAATTGTTTATACAGTTGTTCATAACTGAATACTGCCATATCCATATTATTGTCTTCTACAATAGAGAAGAAAGCATCTTCTGAAATATGATCAGCTTTAATATCAATATAAGTATTGTAGTAAGGAATAGCTACTTCTGAGAACTTCATATTATACGCAGATTCTACTTCTTTGTAAGCTTTCTTATCTTCCTCTGAAGCTCCTTCTTTCTCAGCTGCTTCTTTCAATTTATCAAAGTTTTCAGGTTTATCAAGACTTTCAACAGTAGTCTTTCTAAAGTCTTCAATTTCTTTAGTTACTTTTGATAACTCAAGTTTAAGTTTAATTACTTTGATTTTATCTTCTTTACTAAGATTAGTAATCTTAATATTACCAATAAACGGATTAAGTAATTGTTCAACTTCAAATCTACTAGCTTTGATTACATTCTCTTTAACTTCTTCCTGTTTCTCAGTACTCTTTTTATTTTCCTTCATTGTCTTCTATTACTTTGCTTATTACTTTTAAATGCTGTTTGCCATGTACTTCCATAGCTCTTACTTCAGTATAATCGAAGTCTGTGGTTTCATCATTATCTAAAGCGTCTGCTCTTTCATAAGCATCTTCTTCAGTAAACCATATACTATCTACTTCATTTGTCTTTACTGCATCACCGTATGCATCAAATGCTGTAATAGTATTTACTATTACTACATATACTTTCATACTGTATACTTTTAAATAATATGTATTAGTACTAATTACTAACGTATAGTAAAGTAAGAGTATATATAATAATTAACATTTATTACAATATACTTTCTTATTTAGACCATTCACTACTACTAAGTATATCTCTTAACTCTGCACTATCGTGTTCGTATATATCAACTACATCAGATCCTAGTAATACTGGTTTAATTAGATCATAATGTAGTATTACATGTTTACCATCTAATGAATATCTGGTTTCTTCTCCTAATTTGATGTTATGCTGTTTACACCAATCTACTGTTGTAATTACGTATTTCATTAGTTTAATAGTTTATTGTACTCTTCTAAAATCTATTTCTCGTTTAGCTTCTTGTCAAATATCAGTATTTTCTTTAGTGCAAAGCGAGCATAATTAGCACTATTAGAATCTTTAGCAAATCTGTACTTAACATGTTTGTTGATAGCGTCAGAAGGTAAATATTTCCCATTATTAAATAAGTTCATTCCATCACTATCCCAACACAAAGCTGTAATCTTATTTTCATCTGGAGTATTCATCAAACCTTTTGTAACAGAATTCTCTGCTCTAGTTTGAATAGATTCATCTTTAATAAGAAAACAATTTGAAAATATAGAAACGTCTCCCTCTTCCATAGCTTGGAACAGTATCTATTTTAAATTATCCATAGATGTATACTATATAATTATAGTACCTTGTTCTTTATTAAAGTCAGGTACAATACTAGTATAATCGTCTACTCCGTCAAATACAAGACAATCTGGATATGCAGGAACCTATTCGATTATAACATTCTTAGTTAAAGCACTTTTAATAAAGAACCCAATTGCAAATGTAGATTGATTAACTATGCTTTCTGGCAAATCGTATATTCCGTCTTTCGGTATCGGCATCATTACTCTTGCTCCTTCATTGGAAGGAGAGTAACCATACTCTAACTGATCATCAGATGTAAGGCCAGTTACTTTTATCTTGGTTGATTTAAGTGCAGAATTACCATATTTAGAAACAACCCAGTTATTAACCGGAACAAAATTCATTATAGTAATACTATGGTCATCTGTTACGAATACATTAGCAGCTTTAGAATAAGTCAGATAATTTTCATTATAACCCCCATACCCTGACATTAAACTCCAACTAAAGTTATATAGTTCGATAAACTAATCACTGTTTAATTTATTAAATACTTTGTTTCTGTCTGTATCTAGATTTCCTTTATTGAATACATACTCCGCAATTAGTTTATAAGAATCAGACGCTCCTCCACTACCTTTATGTTTACCTACTAAGTTACCTATAGCAATATTAGTTCCCATATTGTAAACCAGTTACTTCACCAACAATCTCTACAACTAATTCAGGATTCCATCCGGGATAGAATACAGTACTAATAGTTGTATTCATATTAGCCAACCTAACAGTACATGTTACATTAGAATCAGTAATATTCTTAATTAAGAAAGGTCTATCTCCATCTAATTTGAAGTTAGTACCAGTAATATCATTTAGACGACTTACTTGCAGTGAGTTGTCTACACCATTTGCATTCTGTATATTGTTTTTCATATTCGGAGTATTTTTACCCCCCCCCCCCCCCCGATTACGAGTTGGGAGCTGTTATTATTATGCTTTAAAGTAACTTATTTTATTATCTGAATTATCATAGCAATCAACATGAACCCAGTTCACATCTTTCTCTAATCTAATCTTATAAGGCAATTTGTCTTCATTCTCTGCAATTAAATTTCTAATATCTTCAGCAGATACATCAGGCGATGTGAAATCACATCCTTCTCCTAATACATGTGCAGACAAGTATGCCGAATTCTTACTCTTTACTATCTAACACATGTTACATCTTAGACCTCTTTGTGTATAGTTAGAAGAGTTATTTACTATCATAGGTTTCTATAATATGTCTCTACGTATTACTAGTAAAGTATGAAGTAAAGGGGTTGATAAGAACATCCAAGCTGTCTCACCAAACTTACTATATACATGTGGGCATACTAGTTCTTTAATACTAAAGTACTGTTTAAGCTCTTGTATAATCTATTTTCTTTCCATTATTAATATAATTTATGTATATTTAACGTAATTAACTACGAGTTGTAGTATTGATAGAATCAAATATTACAGAATCCTATCGCTCTACTATCTTAGAACCTATTAAATCAGCTAATAGATTTAAGGCAAATTCTTTACCATCATCATCCATTTTATTTAGTTTATTTAGTATCTATAACTACATTACATATATGTGTTCTAATAGATCTCTACTACTTATATTTTCTAATATTTTATACATATTTATATTTGTTTAACTTAGTTCCTCAAAGCAGATGGGAGTGTAGATGGGAATTTGTATGCCTTAGCATATAATGGTAATTAGAATAAAGTCTTAGAATCTAATGTTAGTAATTCTCTACATGTTATTGATAGAAGAGAATCTTTCCCAGCTCCCACAGACTTTGAATCTAGAACTATTAGCACTTTCTTTAATCTAAACGATATGCCTTCTGGTACTTGGTGGAGTGGTATATCTGTAAGTGGATGGTCAAATGTAAACTATGTAACATGGCAATTAGCGGGACCATCGTCTACAAATAATCCTAATGCTAACCTTCGTTTTCGTACAGGCATAGGCACTTCTTGGAATGGATGGAAGATGGTATTAGATAAAGATTATGCAGATGGATTGTATGTGAGAAAAACTGGAGATACCATGACTGGTTCTCTATTCATTTCAGCAGATGCTGTCAATCCTCCATCTCTTTCTGCTCCTCCTAAACTAGTATTTTCTGCTGCAAATGGATCACAACAAGTAGCATTTGTTTACACTGATTTTGATGCTTATCGTGCAACAGCTGGAATAATACTTATGGGTAATCAAGGCGGTGAATGGTTTGAAGCTCCTTGGATTATAAGCAATAAATTTAGCGCAGATGTTTTGTCTACACAAAATATGTCAGGAGGTAAATTTGTAGCAAATTATTTTGGGAATGGTTCTATGTTTGATGGAACCGGTAGTACTATGACCGGAACTATAAAGATAGTATTGCCTATTACTTGGAGTAATACTATGGCTGTGTATAAGATAATGCTTTATGAATACGATAATAAAGGTAGCTCTGAAATAACTGTAAGTTTTTATAATTATACAACTAGTCCAGGTTATTATAATTATAGTTATCAAGTTAATGGAGAATTTAGTGGAGATGTTAGAGTTGCTTACGATGATAATGCAGGTAGATGTTGTATATTACTAGGGAGTTTAACTTATAAATGGCATTATCCTAAAGTATTTTTATATCAAATATTTGGTGGTCAGAATACTACAAATCATTATGTCATTAATTCATTTAGTATATCTATTATAACAGCAGAAACAGGACTATCAAGAGCTGTACTTGTTCCTAAGACTTCTATGAATAGATATGATGATAACTACATCAGAGCTATAAACAAGAATGGATACTATGGAATGGGTAAAGTTGGAAATATTGATACGGATTGGATACGAACAGCAAAACCCGGATTAATTCCATTTGAGCCAGGATCTTCTTCAGGCAATTCTTTCTTAGGTACTGAAACATGGCAATTTGGTAAAATCTTTGGTGCGATAATATATGGGCAAAGAGTTTGTTCTTTAAATCATAATCTGTATATAGGATCTTCGGGGAATTCCGGATGGGTATATTGTCAAGACCTTTGCTCTGCTGATGGAGCTGCGGAAGCTTATTGGAGTATAAGAACAAATGGAGCTGCGGTATTTACCAACTTGACCTCTAAGAATACAATTACTGGAAATATAGATGGGTATGCTACGTATTTACCTACTAGATATAATGGTGGAACGCAAGCTAATCCGCAAACTTATTTCTCTCAACACATGGGGTTAAGAGTTGCTATGACTGGTATTGGTTTTGGAGGACCTTGGTCTGATACGCTTTGGATTAATGGTTATTCAGGCAATGATGTACTTTCAATGTGTGCCTTACACTTTATTAGAAATGGAACACCTAGATTTGGTATAAGCACTCAAAGTTCCAATGGGACTTCTTATGGTACAAACTATGAAGTATGGACTGCTTATAATAGTAATAAAGATGGCGTCAATTGGTCAGCGCAAACCTTCTTTTCAAGTATTGGTTTAAAAAGTAGAAATATTTGTATAGAAACTGATAATTCTGGTAATGACGGAGGATGTTCTTCTGAGATAAATAACTGGAACTCTAGATTGTACTTACAGCATAAATCAGGTCAACATTTACAGATGTGTAATGGAGGTGGTAATGTTGCAATTGGAGGAATTAGTCCTGATTATAAATTAAATGTATCTGGTGATATTCGAGCTTCGTCTTGGATACGTACAGACGGTGCTACCGGATGGTACTCTCAATCTTATGGAGGTGGGATCTATATGACTGATTCTGATATGGTTTAGGTATACAATAATAAAGTGTTATATAACTCTGGTTACAGATCTTGGGGTATTGGCGGTCATTATTGTGGTATAAAGCTATACAACACTAATCACATAGGAATTAATTTAGCTAACAGTAGTTATACATGGGGAATATACTCTAATTAGAATGGAAACATGTATATAGGTAGAAGAAATGGAGATGTAAACAATACTACAGGAAGTTATGTTGTAACAATTACTGGAAGTACTCTATCAGTAACTGGCAGTGTGGTTGCATCTGGTGAGGTAACTGCATACTCAGATGCTAGATTAAAAAGTAATATACATACATTAAACTATAGAGGAAGACTAATACCTAGACACTATGTAAAAGATAGTAAACAATCAATAGGTTTTATAGCACAAGAAGTACAAGCATTGTATCCAGAGTTAGTATTAGGCTAGGATAAGAATCGCCCATATTTATCTCTGAACTACAATGGATGTACTGCTGTATTGTCCGCATAGTTGAATCATGTTGAAGATGAAGTAACTACGTTGAAAAACAAAGTAAGAGAGCTAGAGATCAAGGTTTCTGTTTTAACAGAGCAACTTCATTCTCAAGCTATCTGATTCTATTTTTAAGTACTTCTACTTCATCCTCTACTTTATTTACTTGAGCTGAGAGAACTGCGGTAATTGCACCGTAGTTTAAGCTCAGGTAATTCTCTATAGTACTTGTGTTTACTTTAACAAGTTCAGGGTATAAAGCCTACACCTCTTGTGCAATGAAGCCAATACTAGGCTTATTATCTTTGATAAACCATTTAGGAGCTAACCTTCCCTTATAATCTAGAGGTTTAATATTGGTTTTAAGTCTTATATCAGAATATGCTGTAACTTCACCTGTAGAAACAATAGTACCGTTAACTTGGAAATAACCTCCCATACCTAGATACATTAATTCTGTATCATTATGTTTCCAGCTAAATTTTAGAATATCTGTTCCTCCTCCTCGATGTACATCAAAGCGTGCCCATTCAGAATACCAGTTTACAGCATATCTGGCAACTACTGAATTTACAGTAGAACCAATTTTTCCATAGATAATAGTCCTAGTAGATTCAGAACCATCAATTTGTAAGCCAACTTGACTATTGCCATTGCTTCTAAAACCTCCCTGAGTTAATATAGCATCTACCTCTGCATTATCAACATAGAACTTTCGACCGTTATAAGTTCTTATCCAAGTACCATCTGCCATGTACATACCACCAGCATAGGTTTCATTATACCAGCCTGTAGCCCCAACAGTCCTAAGCCAACCTGATGAAAGGTGTATTCCGTCACCATTTATATAACCGAAATTTGTATACCATCTATTCAAACTAAGGTTTGCTAGACCACTACCACCCTGAGCATAGAGTCCAAATGTAGAACCATCATTCATTCTTATAGATCCTGCAAATACTCCTGGTTGGTGAAAACCGATTCCAGGTTTAATAGTATTGGCAGTACCGTTACCGTTGACCATTATACCTAATTGAGAATAGTCGTTTCCACTAGCTTGTTTAAAATACCCGTGACCATATCTAAACTCACTACCTGTCCACATTCCTACAGCAGACCCGTTAGAATAAATCTGTACAGCACCATCTGAATACCAATTAAATCCGGTATCAGTGTCTCCGATTGCTAGAGAGATAGATGGAAGTGCAGAGCCAGCAAATATATTTCTATGTACATAAACTTTATCTCCTGCTAGAAACATCCCAGTAGCTTGAATGTTTCCAGCAGTATAAATAGTACTTGAAGCATCAATTGTTGTTACGCCCTGTAACGAACCTGATACGTTTTGTGTTCCATTAAAAGGTTGTCCCCATAAATTTCTTGTTGTTCTTAGATTTGCAGGTGCCCAATATACCTGATCAAATGTTTTCTCCATTGGAGAATTATCTTGTGAGGTTTTTACTGCCGCACTATACGTATAAGATCCGTTAGCCCAAGAATACCCATTTGGATGAACAGTTAACTGTCCGTGATTAGTAGTTCTATAATAATAGACACCTCCACCACGCAAATAAACAATCTCAGCAGATCCCATCGTGTTTTGTTGTCTACCGCCAAAAGCAGTTTCCCCACCATAAGATCCATGATACCAATCTAACTTAGAAACAGCACTTAACGTTCCCCAACCGGAACCCGTCACATAATAATCCAGTAACAAAGAGAATCCGGAAGAGTGTGATGCCCACGATGGTTTATTACCTCTAAGACCATTAAATATAGTGATTCTCAATGGGGTTCCTCCGTAAGCCGGAGCATTGATAGTACAGGGATACCACTTATTAGAATCAAGGCTTGAAAGGTCTAAAGTTAATTGATTTTGGTTTAAACAGTTTAGAGCGTAATTCCAAGTAGTTCTTCTTATGAAACTATCATCTGAAGCATAGAAATAATTCGCTTTATATTCAGTATCTATATTAGGACGGATATAACCAGTATCCAGATAACCATTAATATCTATGGAGATTCCTTTACCCGGTTTTGAAGTGTTGGCAGTTTCAGTTCCAGCTAGACAAATCTGGAAATACTTCACCGGATTTCTTCCTATAATCCATTGCCCATCAACTTTACCGTTCCAAGCATTTTGAGATCCGAATTGAATATTAGACCATCCGTTTGAAGCATTTCCTATTCTAATGCCCTCATTATAACCACCACCTGTTGTCGGTAAGACCAAGAAAGTATCACGTACTTCTGTCTTAACATAAAAGTCATTAATATTGTCTCTAAAGAGAGCGTTCCAACTAGATACTTTACTATTGTATATACCTAATTGATAATTTTCGGTAGAATCTCTAGCTGTAATAGACCAACATCTTTGATTATTAGCTCCCATCCATATATCACAAGGATTATTTGTTAATGTGATTATGTTTAATTCAGCTCTAGACGAAGATAATTGTTCTACAGGAACTCCGACAGAGATCATATTGTTCGCTCTAAAAAAAGGCGCAGTAAGACGTCCGGTCATAGTGTCACCTGCTTTTAATACAAACTTATTACCTACAATACCTTCATAATTTCTAGATGTTATTAGCTATGACCAATCACTCCAAGTATTATTATCAGCTGTTTTTCTGATATAATACGCTTCAGTAGTACCTCCATATACTACAAGCTGAAAACCATTGTAATTACTAATTGCAGATAGACCTCCCCAATACATAGTTGGTCCAACGGATGTACCAGAATTATTCTGTATTAATCGTAGCTTTCCATCATGATATGTAAAGTCTATAGATTCTGGAACAGACACATGACTGTATTCCCAGTATCTATTCCCATCTACACTCCCATCTGCTTTGAGGAATTGAGAAGAAGTACCTCCTGCAACTTTTTCATATAAATTAGGTAAAGTAATAAGTCCATCCACTGCTGTATAAACAGTACCATTAAGAGATATATTACCTCCTCCAACACTTGCTCCATTTATCCATTTACCTGATGCAGAATCATATATTAGTGCCTACTTATTTTGTGGGTTACTAATATTAACATCATCTAATCCAGCTAATGTGGTAATAGAAGGTTGAGTTCCACCTAATCCATATGCAGATACTTCTCCCACAGAGAATAGATTGTAATTAGCCTATATACTAACTATATTACCAGATGTATCTCTATTAATAGTAAACCAAGTATTGAAATCACTTATATTGAGTTTACTATCTAATGCAGACTACAACCCACTAATCTTACTTATTTGTAAAGTAGGTATATCACCTTCAGATAGTATAGTACCAGATACTACTCTACCATATTGATCTGTAGTTATTTTAGTATATGTACCAGCAGTTCCAATAGTATTTAATGATAAAGTAACATCAGAGGTTAATGCTCCTCCACCAGTTAATCCATTACCTGCTAATACCTATCTAGAACTAATTACAGCATCTGTAATACCATATCCAGCTAATGTAGTAGGTTTACCAGTAATATCAGCCCATGCCCAAGTAGTAGGTTTGTTTAGTAAGTTAGCCCAAGTAATATCAGTTTTCTTAGCATAGTTATTATTAGTAAGATATCTACCTAATTCTGTTTCATTAAGACCTACTGCATTCTTATCTATGTTTACCCACTTACTTCCATTATACTGTAGTAATTGACCTGTAGCTAAATCTGTTAGTTGTACATCCTTTAATTCATATAAGTATTGTGCACCAGTTGGTACTGTGCCTGCTGAATACCCATACGCTGAGATTTCTCCTACTCCAAATAAATCTCTCTTTGCCTTAATACGCCAAAGAGATGAATCGCTAGCACTAGCAGATTTATCCCATTCAAACATATCTTCTAGAGATACTACTCTAGCTTCTATGTCATCTACTCTAAGACCAATATTGTTTATCATATTGGTAATAGTAGTTGCAAAGTTAGGATCGTTGCCTAATGCTTCTGCAATCTCTTTTAAAGTATCTAATGTACCAGGAGCTCCACCTATTAGGTCATTAATCTCCTATGATACATATGATTTAGTAGCGTAACCACTAAGATCTGGAACAATTGCTGATTGTGGAATAGCATACCAGTGTGTACCATTGTATGATAATACAGAGCCTACTTCTGCTCCTTTTACTTTATCACCATCTCTAAGTACATCGGCACATTCATATAATGCACCTGCACCACCTGTACCTCCTCCACCAGTACCAGCTCCATACGCTGAGATTTCTTTGTGAGAATATACATCTAATTCAGTATATAACTTACCATCTGCATCTACTTTCCAATACTGATCTTTTTCTAACTAATCTAGAGCAGCTTTTAACTATGCTTGTGTTACTACAGAATTAGTATTAGATTGGTCTGATGATACTGTAAAATCAAGTCCTCCATTGTCATTAATAGCAATAGCAATAGGATATACTCCTGACATGTTAAGTATATCAGTTTTATTCTTTGCTTCTACTATTAAAGCATCAGAACCATTTAATCTTACTTTTGAGTAAGCATTCTGATTTACTTCAGCTCCTTCCTAAATACCATCTAGTTTCTATTTCTAAGCATCTGTTAGACCAGTTCCACCACCCTATTGGTAAATAATAGTGGTTCCACCACTTTGTACAGAACCATCTTCTGTAGTCTAAGTAGTAGAACCATTATATAATGGATTAACTGTATATATGTTATTTCTATTCATTTTTACGCTAGTTTGTATGCCGTTATTTCTCCAGTCGAAGTAAGATCTCCATTAACACTTACTCCAGAAGTAGTCAAGCTAAGCTGTTTACTACCGTTAGTCATTCTTACATTTCCACTAGTAGTTAAAGTATTTACTGTTAGATTAGTAGCAGTTCCATTTGTAGACTGTACAAATCCAGTAATGTGGCTTGGATCTATAGTTTTACTAGAGTCTGCTTTAGCTAATTCTTGCCACATAGCAGTAACATCTAATCCTCCACCTTCTCCTCCACCACCGCTTGATACAGTATAGTTGATCCATTTACTAGTAGTATTGTCCCATACTAGAGATTGTTTATCTAATTTGTTACTTATTCTAACGTCTGACAAATCTTCTAGTTTGTTAACTCCACCACCACCTACAATTCCACTTGCTTTAACATTAGTCCACCTATCACCATCAAACTATAGTATGTCATCTATGGCTGCATTCTTGATATTAGTGTCTAGCATAGTAGATAGTTTATTCACTTTAGATAGATCTAAAGACAATGTGGCTACCTTGTTAGCTATATCAGTTAGAGTAGCATCATAACCATTTACTTTATTATTCACATTATAGAATTGTGATAATGGAGTATAGGTATTAAGCTGATTAGATATACTTTGAACTGCAAGTGTATTAAGTTCTACTTGTGCCTGAATCTACTTAACTAACTGGTAAAGTTCGTCTATAGTCATATCTTATTAGTTTTTTAATGTGAGCTCTAAGTCTTTCAATCTATTCATATGAAAGATTACTACTCCTAGAATCATCTAATAACTACATTATATGCTCAGCACATACGAAATTAAGCATATACCATTTCTTATAGTTTAGATTTACTTTAGTTTCATAATTTAGACCTGCACCGATTATATATGTGTCTTTATTCATATTGCACAAGATCCATTACAACAGCACTTACACTGTTTGTTACAACCTCTAATTACAGTATTATAAGTATCTACTGATCTAGATAGCTTACTTAAATTTAGCATTCTGTCTAAATCTATGTAAAAGTTAACAGCATTGTCTATCATATTGTTCTGTTCTGCATATTCTAACAGATCTTTCTTAAGTATAAACAATGCCATTCTTTCTTTCTACTGTTTATCTAAACAAGTATTACAATGATTAGTTAGAACGTCAATCTCTGCATAATACAGTTGATCTTTATCGTAGTAAAAACCAACTTCCTATACTCCATCAGCAGTACTAATAGTAACAGTAAATGCACTTGTAGAAGTACCTTCTTCAAATGGTATACTGATTTCAGTCACACTACCGAATTCTTTTACAGTTGCTTGAGTATGATTAGTAACTACAGCTGAATAAGCATTCTTAAAGTTATCCAAGTTATCTACATACACTGCTGTTACATTCATAGCTGACTTCAGCTTGATCTCAATTGTTGTTTCTGTTTTAGTTATTCCCATATTACTTAAATAAAAAAGGGAGTCAGGGTTTTACCCCCAACCCCCTTTACGGTACACTGAAATTTAATATTATGCAGACGGAGCAACACCGCTGATAAATGCTTGCAAACCTTTTGCAAGTACAGAGTTCTTAAGAGTACCAGCCTTAACATATAATTCAGTCAAGATCGGAGTAGTCTTAATATACTGGTTATCATTGCTCAGATACAAGTTATCATTTTCAATAGTAGCATAGTCATAAGTATCACCAGCAACTACTTTTCTAACCTGTTCTACTTCAGGATATGCACCTGTAAATACATGTCCTTTGTAACCCATCTGACGTGCTTCTCTGTCTCTAACTTGTTTCCAATAACCTTTACCTGGGTTACCTGGAGTTTTAACAATAGTTGCACCAGCAACCGCTTTCGGGAAATTGCTCAATAAAGCACCCGGAATTGTTTCATACAAGCTAGCATCCATAGATACAACGCTATATTCATTGATAGAATATACACCTTCGTTGTCATCTTTTTCCATAGCAGTTAAAGTAATAACAGCAGCAGTATTAGATGCTGAAATGCGACGATTAGCGTGTTTGTTAATCTTCTTAACAATAGCAGTAGCCAGATCAGCAGCAGTTGCAGATTCAGCAAATACTTCATAAGTGTGAGTAAACTGTCCCGGATCTTCAAACATGTCTTTGTAAACAATACGAAGAACGTAACGGTTTCCAGCAACGATTGTAGCATTTGTCAAAGTAATGACAATCTTTTCCTGAACTGGAGCTTCGTATTCACCAATTACAGCAGACGGGTTAGAGTTTTTCTGAATTGCATTAGAAAATTCAATGTTAGCTTTTTGTTCAGTACTTCCGTCAGGTTTAGTTACAGTTACTTTATCCTGTGCTACACCGATATACAGTGTACTAGCCTTTACTGCCTCAGCAGCTGTTTTGATGATTTTTCTATCTTGATCAAACATTGCTACATCACCAGCAGCCAAAGCGTCAGCTGTAGTATAAGAAGCAGGACAATTTTTACCGATAAGTACGGTACCAACTCTTGTAATCATAGTTTATATTTGTTTAGTTAAACATTAATTAAGCGCTTTCTTGTTTAACATGCTTACCTTCTACTTTCATTATTTCAGATTTCCACGTTAGTAAGCGCTTATTCTTTATTCCATCACATTAACTTCATTGTTATATGTTTGGTATCTTGGATTAGCCTGATTCTCTAAGTATAGCTAAGCCGCTAACTTTACTATCTCTAACTATGTATGTTCAGGCATATCCGTATATTCAGCAAATGGTTCTTTGTGAATATCTATTTTGTTTGGTTTGCGGATGTAACTAATAGTATATTTACTTACTTTATATTTACCATCCGTATATAGTTTAATTAAGTCTTTAGCAATTAACTTAATGGGTCTAGCTTTAGTATAATGTAGATGATACTCTGATAGTGAATTCTCTTTGATTCTATCTACAGTTTCTATGGTACCTTCTATAGTATCTGTATAATGTACTATATAATTACCTTCTTCATCTTTTTCCCAGCAAGGTATATCTACTCCATCAGCAGGTTGTATACCAGCAGTATCGCCAAGTAACAGTACATAGTTTTCTGGTAATGTTACTGTATACAGTGAAGGATTTACTGTAGCAATAGCAGCGTTTTCAAATGATTCTTCTTGTACTAAAGTGCGAAGATCGTCAATGCGCTTTTCAGTCTATTCAAACCCTTCTCTCTTATAATTCATAGCAGAGTAACGAGTCTTCCAGAACTTATCTAGACCAGCATTTAAAAAGTATTCAGTAGTATTTGTAGTAGGTTTACTTAAGTTATCATCTAACTTATTAATCTCTAATTCAAATGCTTCTTGCAGGGCAATGTATTTCATAATTAGTCTTGTTTCATGTTAAGACGATATCTAGCCTCAGTAATAAACATTTCTACTGCGCCTTCTACAATCTCCATATGTACGTTATCAGGTAATTCACATTTATTTAATACATTAACGCCATCAACGCCAATTACATCAAATTTCTTTGGTTTACGATAATATACTAAATCAAGTTTCTTAATTACAGTATATTCGTCGTGTATGATATTAATGTAAATGTTTTTCTATGTATCAGCATTATTACCAGCATTAAGCACTACATACGGATTAAGCATGATTGCTTTGTTATAGTAAGTAGAAATTATCTTCTCCACATCATCCTCTCTAATGGTCTTATTAGGAGTAATAACATATTCATTTTCTTTGGTAATCTCAGTCTCTATTTTATAGTTCTTAGAGATCATGCTGTTACTTCTGATATACAGAAAGTAATCTTCAGGTAATTTAACCCTATCAGATACTTTATCAGTATTGTTGGCATCTTTAGCACTTACTTCATAAAGACCTCTTACAATCAATCCTTTTAATGCATCTGCATTCTTTTTCTGAGCTCTAGTTCCATCTAATACCTAGTCTTCTTGTAAGTAATTTATTCTTACATATCTTTCAGTATAAGCATTCAAGAAGGAAAAGATAGTATCAGAAGTGAGTTTCTCTTTCAACTCAAAGTCTGGATTCATTAATGTAATTCGTCTTTCGAACTCTACTTGCATTTCACGTGCGCTGATAAGCCCTCCTTTCCGCTGGTGAAGTAAATGACCAAATGGACATATTTTTCATAAAACCCAACATATTTTTGTTATTGCTGTTAATAATATTTCTAGTTATGGTATAATCCATTCTTGTAAATTATTTATTTGTAGCAACTACAATATATTATTCTTGTAAATTATTTATTTGTAGCAACTACAATATATTATTCTTGTAAATTATTTATTTGTAGCTTAGTTTCTGTACGCCTAGACTCAATATTTTCCAGAGCAATTACTACAGCTCTATTTACTGCTTCATATAATACGTATTCAGGTACTTCTGTAATATCCTTATTATATTCTTTATAATTGATCTTATCAGGATATTTAACATAAGTAATGTCAACAGTATAAGGAGCTTTCATGCTAGTTGTATCGATGTATATCTTTAACTAGTTATCAGCAATAGTAGCCTTGGGTGTTGGAATCCAGGGATCGTTATTATAAGTTTTACGGAACCTATCAGCTGTTTTATGATCTACTAGATCTACATTTGCCTGATTATTGCCAAAGTGTAATACAGCATTTACAAAGAACAATCTGTTGTTAGTATTGCTTGAATCTTTAAAGAAATCAGACATAGTAAGTACATTAGAACTAGAGTCAAAAGTAACAGCTACAGCATTATCAGTTTTTACTAATCTTTCTAAATCTGCTATTCTTTTGACACTACCTTCAAATGCTTCCTGTCTAGTATTAGATCCAGTAAACTTATTGCATAATACTTCAACATATCCCTGCATCAGGAATTGATCAATTTCTTCTGGTGTGAATGCTGGGCAGCCACCAAACGCAACTGCCTTTTCATTCTTATCAGCACCAGTTTTAAAAGCAATATGTAAATCCTTTATTGTCATATTTACTTAGATTTTGTTTCTTGGAGAATGGACATCTTAATATCTTGGTTCTTCTTATCATTCAGATAAGCAATAGCATCGTCAATTCCATTTCCAATCATTTCTGTACCATAGAAGTATTGTGTACGGTTACGTCTAAGGATGTTCTTAGAAAGAGCGTTCTCAATCAAGAACTGAGTTTCCTTATTAGGATTGTTGACCCATTTCAACATAAACTTATTTGGAGACAATTCGATCTGTTCATTCATCTTAGCCTCAACAAGTTCATTAGAAAGGTTATCTGATTTAATACCATACAGACGTAAACACTTACGCATATCTTCGATAGACATCTTATCAAGTTCTCTATAAGCCTCACGCTTAATCTTATTGAACTTGTTAGTCTCTTCAGCTTCACTAGTAGCATTAATCAGCAAGTAATCTGTAGCTGCATTCTGTTTGTTAAGACCATCTGCAACTCTTTTGTGTCCTTTCAGGAACAGATATTTAAGTTCATCTTCAGGTTTTTCTGTTCTCAAAATAGTGTCGTTCTTACCTACTTTGATTGCATATGTTTCCCAGAAAGAACTACTTGGTGATAATGTACCCGGTTCGTATCTTAATTCTTTTTCTAATCTTTCAGCGTCTTCAGCTGTTAATCCTGTGTATAAGTTTCCTGATCTAGTCCAGTATGAGCCTATATAATCAAAACACTTACTCCATTTAGTAAGGTTTGTCCAAGGATTCTGTTTTACAATTCTAACGATTATTTCCATAATATTTAATATTAGATTATCAAGTTAGTAAAAGCTTGGGGAGCACTAGCCAAGCTCCCCTTACTTTGTTTTATTTATTTACTTTGCTTACTCAGCCTCCATGATCAGCTCACCACAAGCTCTAGGATCTCTCAGCATGATACCCATTTCACCAAGGAAGTATACAGTATAACCGTCCTTACCATTAGATCTCAGAGTATCTTTAGATTTAGCATATCCAGACGGAGCAACAGCACCACCAGTATACCAAGTAACGAATTCACGGTCTTTACGAACTACCTTAACAATGTTAGCTTCACCATCACGTCTACCCAGATCCAGGAATGTCATACGATATGATTCCAGCGGTTTCAGAGTAACCGGATGCAACTGACGATTATAAGTAGTATCATCGTACAACGGGAAGTATTTCAACGTCAATTCGATACCATTAGTCATCTTATAAGTCTTGAACTGACCACCGAAAGTCAAGTTATCACCAGAACCTGTTACGAATACTGTATCGATCAAGTTCATAGTTGTTGCTTTTTCTTTCAATACACGGTCGAATTCACGCATACCCATTTCACCAGTCAAAGCAACAAACTTACGTTCGTTAGTACCAAGACAGTTATAAGACAGGTCAGCTAAGAAATCTTCCAACAGTTCAGCAGAAAGACGAGTATAGTAACGTCTGTTAGACGGAGCAATCTGTTCGAGCAGACCAGCACCAATAAATACCGGACGACCGTTAGTACCCTTCAAGTTACAAGAACCATCTTTGTTTACATTACTCTTCATGTAAACCAACATTCTTTCAGTTCTCTTATACCATTCACGAAGTGCAAGCCATTCCTGATAGTCAGCCCACAAATAAGATGTTTTACCTGTTGCAGGATCTCTCAGAGCAATTGCCATTACATCTGAATAAGCAGAACCTGTGATATCGTAGTTGATACGAATAGTAGTCAGGTAGTTACGCATCTTGAAGTGAGTGCTGTAGTTCAGGATATCACCTTCTTCTGAGTACTCTTCGTAAGCAGAAGCAAGACGAGATACTTGACAACCAGCTGTTAACAGATCAGCAGGACTATAAGAAGAAGGTTTACCATCTGCTACAAAGCAAGTATAAACCCACAGGTTACCATCCTGATAAGGAGCTCCAGAAACACGTACCTGGAATTCTTTGTTATCAAATTCAAGAATAGCACCAGAAGCAAACATGTTCTCTTCTAACCACAACATGATAGGTGTATTACCTAAACCAGCTGTTGAAGTAGCGCTGATAGCTTCTCCCTGCCATTTTGCATCTCTAATTGTTACAGCTCTATCTGCATCAATCATTACAGGCCATTCCCAAGATGCTTTGTCGATAGTCATTACGTTTCCAAGACCACCGGTAAGCATATCTAAAGAAGTACTATAACCATTGTCTTTTGTACCAAATACATAAGACAATACAGTAGATACCTGATAAGGACTTTGCTGTGAAGCATAAGAGATCTTATTTGTGTCAATCAGATCAGAAAATCTTTTGCCTTTGTATAGTACTAAATTATTAAGAATATTATTATCCATAAAATACTAGTAATTTTTATTTATTTATTAATATCATTATACACGAAGTTTGCGTGTAAAGGATGACCATAATGAAGTATCATCTTCCGATGATTTTACTTGTTTCTGTGATTTCTTATTGATACCACTATTATTCTTCAATGAGTTCTTGAAACTGTCTATAGCTTTCTTTTTACCTTCTTTTTTAGCTATGTCTAGCAATGTATCACCCTTCATAGTAAAATAAGCTGACTCGATCAAGTTCTTGATACTCTTAGCATAATCCTTTTGGTATCTAGTTTTGCCATCAGCTTCAGGTCTAAATATGTATTCCAGCAGAACATGTTTATCCTTTGCAGGAATAGCAATACCACGTATATTATCTAGGCCTTTTATTTCCTTGACAACGTTGTCAAAAAATGCCTGTTGGTTCTTTCTAGCAGTCTCTGCCTGCTTTTTCTGATCCTCCAATAGCTGTTGTTTCTTTTCCTCTCTAATGCCTTTAAGAGCCTCTAAAGCGTCTTCAGCTTCATCTGAAAGAATACCAGCTTCATCATATTTAGTCAGTTTCTTCTCAATCTGCTTACTATTAAATCCTTTCTCTTTAAGGAATTCTTTAAGTACAGCTTTCTGATTTACTTCATCATCTTCAATATCAATGTCATCCAAATCCAGAGGAGCGTCAATAGATAAGTAATCACGAATATCTCCACCATTCTTTACAAATTCGTCTAACTTAGCTACTTCTTCATTAGCATAAGTAGGTACAGATGCTTCTTCAATTACTTCTTGGAAGTACTCAATTAACTCTTCTGCTGTTTGAGGAACTTCATCTTCATCATCGATTTCCCAGTTCATCTTTTCAGCTAATGCATTGAAGAAAGAAGTAACCTGTACATCTCCTTCTTCATTGTCATCATCAGAGTCATCTTCTTCGTCTTCCTCCTCCTCTTCAACTTCTTTTTCTTTTTGTTTAGGAGCTTTCTTAGATTTCTTAGGTTCCTCTTTTTCTTCAGTATCCTCTTCGTCCTCTATTACTTCTTCCTCTTCATCATTCTCAACTTTAGTAGTCTTCTTTTGTTTAGTAGTATTTTTTACTTGCTCTAACTCTTCGTCAGACATCTCTTCAAAAGACTCTTCAATCTTGTTGGGATCTATGTCAATATCATCAGAATTTTTACCTACATTAGGATTGAAATTACTAAATACTTCAAATCCATTCAATGTGTTTTTTTCCATAACTATATTGTTTATTATTTATTTTTGTTTTTACGTTTTCTAGCTAGTTTTTTCATATTAACTGCAAACTAAGCTCTCTTCTTTTGTAGTTTACTTGCATTAGGGTTGTTCAGTACACTGTGCGCATGCTGTTGTACACTCTATCCTGCTTTCTTTGCAGATGCTGTAAATTTGCCCCTGTTTTTCTTCTTTATATGGATACCACCACTTTTATAAGTTGGTATCGGATATATTGGGTATATACTGTCCATTGTTCTTAGTATCGTATTGGTAAAGATTATATACTCCAAGACCAGTTAATCCAAGATATGGCATAGCATTAAACATTTTGTAAAATTGATCAGGGTCTTTATGTAATTTAAATAATTTCTTTAATGAACCATGTGCTTCAGGGTGTTGTAGATAACTATTAATCTGTTCCTTAGTAGCACTCTATGTTCTTTTATTAAGTATGCCTAACTAGGCCATATCACTTCTAGCAGTATTTACAAATGCTTTCATTTCAAAAGGATTAGTGAGATACCTATAATTATACTCAGATATCTTTTCAGCATTACTGACTGCATTATTGTATTCTTTAAATAATTTGAAATGCTTTTCTTTGCCTGCTTCCCACAACAGCTTGTTATCTTTAATATCAAAAGTACCTCCTGGATTCTACATACCATCAACTAAGTGAGACATTTCATGGTAAATAGTTCCTTTAGTAGCATTGTCTTTTCCAGCTGTTACTACATAGTCTTTTAGTTTTGCAGGACTGTTTTCTACAGCTATTTCAAATGCTCTTTCATCATCTGGAGCAAAGTTAATTTTACCCTAATTGTCTATTCCTAGATCTTCATATTTCACATAAGGAGTATTTTGCATGTATTCAACTGGATCATTATAAGCATCAAGTATTTTCTTATAAGTATTCTCGTAGTCTGTACCATATTGAGCATCTACTGCTCTAGCTTTATCAAAATACTCTTTATTTAAATCTCCTAGTACTTCATTTCTAGCATTGTTAGCATCACTAATGTCTGAGATTTTGTAATTAGGATCACGCAATGAACTTTTCTCCTATTGCATTTTCTCTATTACTTTATTTAACTGTCTAGTAAATCTATCCTTATTAACAGTAGGCACTGATCTACGAACAGCATCTGTAGACTCTCTTTCAATATTCTTAGCAATTCCACGTACACCTCTAGTAATAACTTTGCCTAATCCAGTTCCTACTACTGGTATAAGACCCAATGATGCAATACCTAAACCAGCCCAGTCTTTGTTTAATACTGCTTGAGACATATCTTTGACAGTAATGGCATCGCCCACAGGAGTAAGATTAGCGGCATCCTCTATGTCAAAAGCAGCTTTAACCGCACCTGTAGCTAGAGGTTCACCTGTCCATCTATTTACTCTACGACCATTATAGAAAGAAGGATAAGGTGGTTCTTTTTTACCACCTACTTCTCCACCATCTTCATACTTCTATAAATTCTTCCAGTCTATATAAGATGTATTTGGATTCTGTTCTTTATACATCTTATACTATTGTATTCTTTGTTTAAATGCCTATCTATTCATTGTTCAAAATATTCTTTGCCAAGATATGTTTTTGTTGTTCTAATAGTAGCGTGTTTGGTGTAAATGTCTACAAATATATGGAATTCTGGGTGATAAAGAGTAGTTTCAAGCTGTTCGTAATACTTCATATCATCAACATCTATGATTGCAGTTATACCGCTATCTACAAATCCAGACTTAAGTAATTCATCAATGTATTCTTGTTTATCTGTTCCTTTCACCCATTCCATATTGTTTAATTTTAATTACTAATATTATTTGCTTTTCTTTCCACCTTTACCTTTGGTAGAGCTGGATTTCTTTCCTCCGCATGCCATAATTAATTCTCCTTTTCTTTAAAGTAAATATTACCAGATGCAGTATCGATAATCATACCAATATCTTGCATCTGTTTCAGACTAAGTATACCAAATATTTCATAATCTGTATTTTGTTTAATAGACTTCTTTATATTATCTATATTAGTAGCTACAAACTGATACAACTTATGACCATTTAAATCTACGTCTAAATCTTTAGTATGATAAACTTCTGATGCTTCTCCGCCAGCTCCTACAATGGTAGAAGATAGTTTACTGCCAAGTTTATATCCTAATTCTTTAGTTTTTGTTATATCCACTAAAGCAATGGAAGCACCAGTATCTACTAAGAAGTATACAGATTTACCATTTACTTTTAAAGGTAGTAATAATCTATTATTTACTACACTTATCTATTGATCTAGTTTTTCCATTACTTCTCTCCTACTACTTTATTTTTTAGGGATGTCTTTGCTTTAAGTTTTTCTCTTTGCATAGCCGCTTCATCCTTTTGTTTTTGTAGTTTCTAAGCAGCTGTTAATTTCTCTCTTTCAAGCTGAATCTTCTTGTCTTCAATCTCTTTCTTCATCTATTGTTCACGAAGTTTAGCATTGAATTCAAATTGTTTACCAGCTTCTTCAGATGCCTGTTTACGTTCAGCTAAAGCTTGTGCAGCGATTTCCATAGTATCTGGAATACCATTATCATTCTAATCTTGATCTTCTAATCCTCTGTAAGCCTGAAGTTGAGCAACTGTAATCCTAGTAGCGTTATCTGAATCTATCTTATACTTTTCAAGATCCATTTTAGCTTCTTCTATCATAAGCTCTTCTTCCTTAACTTCGTTCTGCATTTGGATCATTTGCTGTTCTCTCTGAGCCTGTTGCTCTTCCAAAGCTTGCTGCTGTTCCATACGCTTCTGTTCAATGTCTTCTAAGCGATTCTTAATCATATTAATGTTATCCATTGTAATGATTTCAGCAATATCTAATAGACTAGCGCCATTCTGCATAGCAGGCTGCATAAGCTGTTTAAGAGCTTCTAACTGTTGCTGATTCTTAGTAGAATCATCCAAAAAGATATCCATATCTTCATAGAAGAAGTCATCACTAAGAGTTAAGAATGCACGTGTAGCATCATCTAATACATAGTGTACACATCTCTTATCACTATCCTTCCATGCAAACTTAGCAGTATTGAGTAACATACTTAATACTTCTTTCTTTACTTGATTGTGAACCCAGAATAACGGTTCAGTAATGTGAGCGGATTGTACTACAGATCTTTCAACATTACCTACTAATTCATTAGATGAAATTGCTCCTTCTCTTTGTTTAGTAACACCAGTAATCTCGGATACCATTGATTCAATCTTATCCATCAGGTTAATGTATTGATCAATAGTATTAGCCATAGTAAGATCTAATGCGGTAATCTGATTGAACTGTGATGGCTTACCACCTTCTCTACCAGGTATATCCCAACCTTCTTCATATGGGTTTACAAAGTTAACACCTAAAGCTCCTAAGTAATGCATCCACTTTGCTACATCAATATTCATGCTTTTAGGTATCTAAGTAATATCCATAGTTACTACTTTACCTTTATCTCTAGCCATTGCTAGCTCAAGTCTATACCATATTACAATATACATATACTGTAATGGTTTCATCATACTAACTAAGGACCTAGGAGAACTATTGGTATTGTTGTATACTACGCCAGTATAAGGCAGTTTTTGCGAATTAGGGTTATCAGCTGAGATATGTTGATACTCAACTGGCTGTATACCTATATATAGGTCTTCTCCAACTCTGTATCCTTCCCATACTTCGATAATCCATGTCCATTCTACGTTAACTTCCCTACCTGTAACTTTATAACTTTCATCTACTTCAAATTCCTCTTCTGCCCCAGTTTCAGGGTTAAAGATAGTAACAAATCCAATCTTCTTAAACGATTTCCAACAACAATGCCATACATTGATATTATCTGCATTTTGAAATGGGTTAGAACTAAAACCATTAATAGTTCTAGTTTTAATATGCGGATAGTCTAAAGATGTCTTACGAACCTGTGGATTAAGTCCTCCTCTGGTACCATCATCCATCATATCCAGCAATTCGTTTAACTACTTCTCTGACATTTTATCATAGAATCTGTCATAGATCTCAGTAGCAGACATATTCATTTTACGACAGCACCAAGATGCTTCGTGAATGAATTCTAAATCAGCAGATTGTTCATAACTGAAACTTAGTGGATTTACTCTTTCAACATAAGGTTCCCCATTAATTACCCCTACATAGTAAATCTCTTCTCCAGCTATCAATGCATCCTTCCACCCCTTGAAGAATTCATGTGTAACATTTAACTTCTGCTTCAAATAGTTTAGACTATGTTGTGCTGCAATTTCTGCAATATCTTTATAATCTTTTGTTAAATATTTCTGTATCTACTCAGGTGTCATTATCTCACCAGACTGTAAAGCCTCTTGATATCTAGCCTACTCTTCGGGACCAAGTTTAGACATAATAGATGCCTATACATAATCAATAAGTAATTGTTTAGCTTTATCCTATAGATCACTAGTAGCAATATCACTAGTTCTTACTACTCTAAAGTTGAATGGGCGCTTAGTCTCTTCTCCAAGTAATAGATCTATCTTTGGTTTAATAATATTATAATCCTAAGCAGTTGCAGGAAACCCATCATCTTGTTTAAATGGGTTAGTAACATACTTTAGATCTTTTTCATTGTATATACTATTATACAGATCATAGTATGTCTGCATCTCTTCTTCCCTACTCCTACTATTACCATTTCTGGAAGAGGCACTGTGACCAATAATATAATCCACGCAGCTTTCTTTCCATTCCTTGGTCTTTTTAGACATAGGTACTTTCTATGCAGGAAATATGTTAATGTTATTCATAATTAAAACGTATACGTATTTGAATCATTAAATAGGTTAGGCATACTTGGTTCATCTGACCACTGTTGCGCAAATATTGGCCCATCAAATAATATCCTATTCCTATTCTCTTTAGTCTTTTCTTTAACAACTAAATTATGTAGTTGTTCTTTATAAATCATTAGCTATATTAACGCACACACTCTATCGAAATTTCCTTTGTCATTATAACCTATAAGTTCTTCCAATAGCGGTTCTGATAGTATCTTGGTTAAGTTCTTTTTGCCTGGAGCATACTCTTCGTTAAGCCAATCTTTTATCATACCTTCACCCCAGTCCTTAATCTACTTATTGATATGGCAACCCTTTCTACGCTATACTTTTGAGTTACCAACAATGTCGTTAATGATATCAGGTTGATCTGCTAGTAAGTAATCACAATGTTTAGCAGTAAAGTATGGGAATATGCCTTTACGTTCATTTTCGTACATTAATCTAGCATTATAGTAAAGTAATAGTTTACGTGCATTCTCGTAGTATTCCTCTGCTGTAGAAGGCCTTCCAGTATACTCAGCAACAATTATATCATAATACTCTTCAAAGCTCTAGAATCGCTTGTAAATGAACATAGAGCCTAATGAATTAGTACCAGCCTAATCATGGTCATACGGGTCCATACCCGCTATGTACAATCCAACAGGTGCGTCCTATACTGGGTGTTCCCATATTACTATTGAACCAGTAGGGTCATCATCTTTACTTAACGGATATTTAGTAATGTCGCCTCTCTTCTTAGGTATCCACTTAAGTAAGCCATCATCACCAAACACCAAGTCACCTACTTGTTTGTGATTTTGTAGACTACGATTGGTACGAATCATAGCTAAATGTGCTTGTAATTCTTTCTTAGGGAAGATGTTACCATTAAATTCGAGCATTGCTTCAGCAGGTGTAATAGGTCGCTCTGCTACATATCTATCTACAGCTGTAGTGCTAGTAGCATTTTCTATTACATCTCTACGTAAGTCTAATATTCTGTCTATTGACTTTTTATGCAAAGTATTACCATCTACATCCATATACAGACGATTGCCATTATCGTCCATGTCAGATATATTAGTATACTGTGGCACAAAGAATCCACACGGTTTATCTCCTGGGTTTTCATCCCATATATTCTAGAAGCCTAAACAATTATAGCCTTTAGGATTATAGAACATGTCCTTCAGTGTATCAAATGCTGAAGAAGGGTCACCACCAGTACCAAATGCTAACATAAGACCATACGCTACACCATCTTGTTCTACAGAAGGTCTAGCAATCTGCCATGCTGCACCTAATTCACTGAATGAACCTGCTTCCTCAAATAAGATAAGCTTACCTGATTTACCACGTACTACGTCAGGATTGTCTTTTAGAGTAACACCAATGATTTCAGATTTGTAACCCAATTCTATTTCATTACCATACTCGTCTTTAACATTAACAGCTGCACGTTTACGCATCTAAGTATTAACAGATCTTTTCTTACCCCAAGCTGTATTCTTATCAATAAAGTCCATGTAGTCCCACGCTTTAGTAAGAATACCATCTTCAGTAAGATACTGTTTATTTGATGCATATATATATGTCTTACTATCTGGTATTAGATAATAGTTACGGCAAGCCATAGCTGCACCTTTAAAGGAGTAACCACGACGTCTGGCTTTTAATACACACATATGTGTACCTGATTCTTCAGCTTCCTATATAGCAGTAAAGTAATAGTAATCATAATCCCAGAAATCAGCAAATTCTACTTTCTTTACTTTGCGTTTCTTTTGATTGCCAAATCTATCTGTATATGTTTCATACACTACTCTAGAGATAGGACAATAGTTCAAATAAAAATAGTTATACCCGCTTATCCAATCACCGTCTTCAGCAGTATAACCATCTATACAATATTTAATTTCCTTGTCCCAGAATTGAAAATACTCTGTAGTATTCTTAGGGTAGGGACAATAAGAGCCAGTCTCTATATACTATAGAGCTGGCTTTCTGAACTTATTGCTATTCTTAATAGGCTTATAAAAATCAATCTTGCTTACTATCTATCTGTCTTCCATTATCTTCTTTTCCGAATTGAAAAGGGAGGTATTTAACCTCCCTAAATGTTGCGGGAGTTGGACTCGAACCAACGACCTTCAGGTTATGAGCCTGACTAGCTACCAACTGCTACATCCCGCCACTTTAGAGTTATCACACTAACTCTACAAAAGTGCCTACTTACGATTAGGACCATCATTAGCTGTGTTTACTATTGATCAGATAGTAAGTGACTTAGGTAGTTACGTTGATGCGCGCTCATCTTCAATATCTATTGGTAGCCCTACTCTCGGGTCGAACGGAGACCTTCTGTTTTAGAGACAGATGTGCACAGCCGGTACACCATAGGGCAATGTATGCTTGACTTCTTTTAAGACACTCAAGCTATGTCTAGTCATAACTTTACTATTGAATAGTTATTTCTTCAAACTACGTTTTACAGGTTTAAAGATTCTCTTATACCACGGAGAATGCAATAGATCTTGGCGTTTAGCTTCACATTCTGCAATAGCTTCAAAAATATCTTTATTCTCGTCTGTAAGATCCAGAACTACATCTGGCATTGTAAAATTGTTCTTCATATTATTTTCAGTGTTAATACTCAATAAAACGCTTAACTTTATACTAGTTTCCATGTAATGTTTTTTTTAAACAAATTAATTTAATTCATAAGGATTAATCTCAGCATTACCTTTTACTTTAGTACTAGATAACTCTTCACTCTTAACTGCTTTCTCAAGTAAGTCTAATGATTTATAGACATTACCTACGCTTGTCATACCAGCTAGAATATCTTTAATCTTCTTCTCGTCTAGTATTTCATCTAGTGAATCTCTATAGTACTTACTAATACTATCTAACTTCAAACGCATGTTAGTTAACATCTGTAAAGTATTAGTATTTTGAAATCCTATGAATTCTTTTTCACATTGTATTTCATCTGGAGTCAGCTTATAATTAGCATCACCTAGTAGTTGTTTCTTAAGCCTTGGTTCAATATTCTCTTTATCAGAACTAAGTACATATGGGCTATCCCATTTATTCTTTAATACTATGTAACTGATTATATTCGTAGCATGTTCTTTGTCAGGCTTATCAGCATCCCACACCTTTTTAAAGCATGGGATACCTAAAGCATCTGAATGTATTACTACTTTACCACCTAGTATATCAAATAATTTCATAAAATATTTTAAGTGCTGTTAATTTAATAGTAAGCTTACTAGTGGTTGTGTATTTATGTATGATTTTCATATTGTTCTATCTCTATCACTCCACGGATTAAAGTCTTCCTCAATAGGGGGATTTTCTTCATGAAATAATATCATACTTTCCTAGTATTCAGATAATACTCTCTTGTAAGTCTATCTACTATTTCTATAGCTGTGTCCAGTGGGCAGTTGGGATTTACATATTCAGGATTAGTTCTATACTTACAGATTATCTCCTGATACTTCGCTATTTCCTGTTGTAGACTCTCCAGTGTTATGTTCATCTTTTGCTAATTCTTTAGTTTCTAAAATCAAATCTGTACCACTTTTCTCTTTCTTATCTGTACTTCCGTAACCGTTTTCTCCTCTATCGGTACTACTTAGTTCTTCAACAAATACAGGAGTAGCTTTATAGTAAGGTACTACTACCAGTTGCCCAATCTTATCTCCAATTTGGTATACTCTAGGAAGTGCATCTGTAGTAAGTTTGAACTTCATCATTAACTCTCCTCTATAACCAGGGTCAATTGTACCAACACAATTTGTTAACATGATTGACTTCTTAGAAACAGAACTACGCATTAGAAGGAAACCTACCATACCTTGAGGAAGCTCTACTGCTACGTCAGTATGATATACTAGTACTACTTTACCAGCTTCATCTAATTCCTGAGTTAATCTAGTACATACAATGTCATAACCAGCATCTGTATCATGTGCTCTGACAGGTAATACTCCTTGTGATTCTTTAATAATTGGAGTACCATTTTCATCTACTCCTTCAACATAATTAAGTTTCTTAAACTTCAATACCGGTTCTTCAAATTTCATTGTCTGTTCCATCATTATTTTGTGCATATTGTTTAATTAAAACCACTACTAATTTTGTAAGATCTGATAAGCTAATGTTTGATAAACGATATATTACCTTAGTATCTACTTCTATATTCCTACTATTAAATGCTGCATTATCGCATTTATCTTTCATCTCGACTATTGATACATTTAAAGTCCCACTGCCATTTATAAAGTAAGTATTTTGTATGTCTATACGGTAACAACAATTAGTTGCCATTACTAATACATGGTTGAGAGCATATAGGTTACTTAAACGTGTTTTCTCTATCTCTAACAAAGCACTTCTTCTTCTTTGTTCTTCATCTGAATACACATTTAGCTGTACTTCTTCAAATGGTACTACTTCTACTTTTTCTGCTATCTTAACCTCTTTATTCTTTTTCATTATTTGTGTAATTAATTAAGTAATTACTAATTCTTCCTGCAACCCAACCAACTAAGTAAGCGTAGTGTTCATTACCTGCTTCGTAGTTACTTTTAACTATTCCTAAGTAATCGAATATGCCATCTGCAACATGAACTGATTCATGGGGAACTACTTCAGATACTGTCTCTTTAGCTAATTTAGTGTTGATTAAAACAAGTAAACCAACTGCTCCTGTTTTCTTTTCTCTAACACATACTGTTATGCCATCTACATTATCATTTGATACTACGATATCTCCTGAATTTTGATCATTTGAAGCATCTTGCATTGTATCATAACCATCAAACAACTTATTAGCTTCATTCAAACATTCTACTGTACCAACATATAAATACACCGGATATATCTCAGGATCGTATGCAACTATTTTAGCCTTCGTTTTCTTCATTTAATCTTCTATATATATTTGCTATTACTTCATTACTTAACATATATAAGTAACAGTAAGTGTAATCATCAAGATGGTATTCTTCATCAGGAGTAATTATCCTATTACTTTTATCATCTAATTGTATCTCACATTCTTTATGTAAGCCTATAGGATAAGACATTTTGTAATAGACCATTAACTCAACTAGCTGTGTCCGCAGATCCTAATTTAGGTCTTTTACTTTCACTCTTCTTATCGTCTTCATACTTCTTCTTAATCTTTATCTTACCTAAGTAAGAGAACATCAGTGTTCTAGTATCTTCTTCATCTGAGATTACCTTATTAGCAAACATAAAAGGATGATTACATATTACTTCTATTACTTGATGTGGTAGGTTATATTTCTTACTTAGTTGCTGGTATATATTCTATGTATTCTTTTTCATCAGAAAGATGTCTAATATTGTAGAATCTATTAGTAAGTAATTGATTTAATCCTTTATTGCTATCTACTGTATTTGGTCTGATAGTATTAATAGTAGCTAAAACATCTTCAGCTCTGTCTATCCAACCTAGACGGTTAAGTAACCGTAATTTGGTTACTTCTTTGTTAGAGTATTTCTTCCTTGGTTCTAATAGTACTAGGCGAGATGTTCTTGGATTACCAATCATTGACATTGTTTCGTCGAATACATAAAACTTATTATAATCTAACTTTTTTCTAGTAATAAATGACCAAATCTTTTCATACCATTTATATTCTTTACCTAAGAATATAGTTCCTGGTTTAACTTCAATTTGTTTCATTTTTCAATCTTAATATTAAAGTGATCTGAACTCTATCACCAATTATTTCGGGTATAATTGCCTTATTAACAGTGATTTCATCTTCCACTTTTCCTTGTACCAACAGACCTTTTTCTTTGAATCTCCCTATATATCGACTTAAATTGTCTGGAGTAATTCCAAGTTTTTGTCTGATATATTTTCTATTCTCTGTATTAATTACATTCTTACTATGACCAGGGAGCTTTTCGTAATTAACGTCTAGCTCGACTAAAGTAGTCATAAGTTCTAGCTCCCTGTCAGTAAGCTGTAATACTCCATTTAGAGAAGTAAGGAATTCTTTGTAAAGGTCAGTCTTATTGACTTGCTTTACCAGTTTATTCATTTTGCTAATTCCTTAATTTTATCAAGCAATTTGGTCATATTGTAATAAACAGTCTCTGCTTCTACTTTAACACAAGTAGGGATAAGACCTTCATTATACTTGCTCAATACTTCATCCAAATCACTATCATATTTCTGAAGCATTGTATCACAGAAATCTTTGATAACTTCAAGTCTAGTATCATTGTTAGATGATTTCATTTCAAGCAAGTAACCTTTCTCAACCAATTCATTTGCTGTATCTTCATCCATAGCAACAAATCTGCTACTGAATTTATCCTGAGCATTAAGAACTAACAAACCTTTTTCATTAGGCTCAAGCATGTCACCTTTACGTGCTGCTGCAAATGATTTAATTACTTTATAACTATTCATATTATTAATCTTTTTTATTTAAACCTTTGACTGCTAGTGTGATCATAAGAGCACATAACAGTACTACTAGTATGTCTTCCATAACTGACTATAAAACGGGGGTATAACAATAATGTTAATTTTAGTTAACACATTTTAACATTTAAAGTATAGATAAAATAAAAGGTAGCCTTGAAAGCTACCTTTAAATAATTAATTTTTATTTTATGAAAAACACAATTTAATTTTGTGTCATTATTTATTAACTACGGCAATCACGTCGTAAGGTTTAACCAATTGACTATTCTTATATAAATCAAAGTCTTTTGCAAACTTCTTGTTGTATACTATAGTACTTCCAACCTTATATGTAGACTCTTCAGGAGTAGTTAGACAAGTAGGTAACGCAAGTACCACACCCTTTAAGAATTCAGATTCAACATCTTTAGTCTCTGTCTTAGTTTCATACTTCTCAAATCCATCTTCATCTTTCTCACCTGTTGGAATCTGTGTAGTGATATCTTTCTTAACCATTACTGGTTCTAAAGGCTTAACTAATACATCTTTCTCAAATGTATATTCCAAGTTGTTTACAACTGTTTCTAGTATTTTATCTTCCATGTAATTATAAACGTATTATTTCTTAGTATGTTTCACTTCTTTAAGGATATTCCCACCATTTGAGCAACAAAAATGCACAGCTCTAGAAGGACACTTTGTTAGATCGCCAAATGCACAGCCATCACAACTGCCAGATTTATTAGCTTCAATTAAGTACTGTTTACTATTTATCTCAACTGGTATATTATTCTTAATAATCTCAGCTAACTCTTTATCGTATATGTACATTACTTTTTATTTAAATCTAAAATTACTTCTTTGAAAATATAACCCTGAGTACAGTAAGAGGTTCTATTTGCATCACATCCTGTATTTAGGAAAGCACAACCTTTACAGCTACTTTGATCTGTTTCCATTACTAAGAAAAAGTCTTTGCCGTTTACATCTACATATTTACCCGGATATGCGATTGGTCGTCTCTTACTAGTATTTAATATCTTATTTGCCATAGTATATAATTATTATAAAGTACTTAGTAAAGTAAGAGTAGATTATTAGTTAATTAGTATGTATATACTATGTAATTACTAACCCCTCTTACTCCCCTATAAACGTATAAGTTCTTACTTAGGTTGTACTAACTTGTACTATAATTAACAGTTTTTAACTATTTACTTATTGCCTTTTATGTAATAGTTAATGCTTGTTAATGTGTAGATATACTGCTCTCTTTACTACGTTTTATATATGTAACCAACCAATATTGATATGATAAACTTAATTAAGGGTAGAGAATTACTTAGTATAGTAGTAGATGACATAACTAATAAATTACATGAAAAAGCAGAGCAAAATTTAGAATTACCAAGGATGATATACTGTTATGCTGATAGTGCACTTATAAAAGCGTTATTGAGTAATCCTAAATTAGGAGTTAGTTCCTTTACTTATAAACTCAATGATTTTGATGTGACACTATATTTTGTTCCTTGTGACTATTTACCTTTTGGAGTAGTAGATTATGGATTTTTCTAATATAAAAAAATTTTTACGAGTTATTTTGTGTGTGGGGAGACCTGCACATAAATCACTCCCCGGGATATAGTAATGGGAGGAACACCCGTAGGTATCTAAACAGAGGGTAAAAATTCTTCCCTTTCAAAGCTATGTTAACAAGAATCGTAGACGCAAGGATGGTAGATTTGCAAAATTCCAGTGTTTCGCAAGCGGTTTATATTAAAGCCGTTGAAGAAACCGCAAGCAGTTCAGAAAAAAAAGAACTTGTAAAGAAAGACGCTAAAGGACGTAGGATATTTAACGCTAATGTGCTGAATAAATCTATGTTTCCGAACGTTTTTCATACGGTATTATTTCCTGAAAACGAGGAACTTGTTGAAATGTTTCGCGAAATCGTTGAAGAAAACGAGGACAAAGAAGAAAATGAACGTGATTATCCAATGATTCACTTGTGTAAGGAAAATGTACCGGTTAGTGATATTTCTGGCTCTGAGTACATTATGCGCTATACACGAGACGACGACGACGGTAATTTTCAAACGGGCGACGTTATATTGGACGACGACGGGAAAGTTAAACTTTTTGATCAAGTTACAGTTGTTTTGCTTTGCAACGACGACGACGAGCCAGTAGAAAATGCTGTTCGAAAAGCCCGTAATCGTTACAAACAAAACATGAAGTTTGACGACGAATTCGGTTTTGCCGTTTGGCAAACATACGAAGAATACCTCGAGGAAGAAAAGGAGAAAGCCGAAAAAGAAGCCTGTAAACGTGGCAATAACAATGATGGCGGCTCTGAATTTGCGGATAGGGCAAACATGCGCAACAAAAACAATTCTCAAAGCGGTAACAATCGTAGACGTTAAAAAATTTAGGTGTGTGAGTGAGTGGGTAATACAATTTCCTCCTCCACACCTTTTAACGTTATCGACAAACGCAAAAAATGTTGACAACTTAATATATAGCTATTGTTTAATTTAATATCTATATAACATGAAAAAAATTGATGGCGGTATGATAGTAATGTTTATCATTATTATTGTCGATTTAGTGCTTTTAACAATTGAGTATTGTACAAATGCAGTCTAATAAACTGCATTTTTGAACATTATCACAATAGCTATATGTCGACATAGCACTTTTTTGGATACCTACGAGTATTTCCAAATATGTATTATTAACCAAAAAATAGTTGAAAGCGTATATACTTTTAAACTTTCATAATCATGATCATTTAATAGAAAACTAAGCGATAGTGAAAATCTATGTAAGTCTTAGCGTGGTTAGGTAACATAGACCACCGAAGCGAAGAGCTTGTTACTATCTGCTTATAGACCAGAGAATAATAGTCTATATTGTGTTCTACGAGATTAGAACTTTGCACTTGAGCGAGATTCAAGTAACACTATGTGAAATGCAGTCATAGTGAAATACTGGAAGTTTTCTAAAGGCTTTTGATGAAATTACAAAGCCTTATATTGAATTTATAGGTCAAAAGGGCATATAAGACCTTTATAAATCTGTGTACTCTCTCACGTACAAACTCGAGAGCTTTGCCTAATGTGTATCTCACTCTAAAAAACTCAATAACTTCCCAAGACATTGAGGGCACCAGTTTCTTATGTGAATCTAAAGGTTGTGGACTATCCACATAAATGCTTAGCTACTACAACATTGATCCCTAGGGTCATAATGCCAGAGTAGAGAATTCCTTTAGTTTTAAGTTTTAGGTGTAAAATGCAATTTAATTCAAAGTGATATGGAAGAGAATAAAGACAACAAACAGTCTATCCTAGAAGAGATATTAGAGCTTCTATGGGAAACCTTTGCAGTAATTATTTGTGCTGCTCCTTTTTTATTAGGAGTATATGCGCTAATCAAATGTATATTTGAGGCCATCTTTAGGTAAGGCGAAAGCCTATAATTTAATATTATCAAAATATGAAACGAATAACAAATTACGCGTTGAATTGCCTTATAGAACAAGGTATTTCAAAGGAACACATTAAGAGTCTGGTTAAAGCAATCGAGAATCAGACGAGAGACAATATCTTGACACCTGAGCAGGCTATAGAGATATTGTTAGATGGTGTAATATATGAAGAAGAGTTACATCAACAAACTGTACTTGACTCTAATACTTAGAACTCTGGCAGAACAAAGGCATATGAATTTATGTCAAAGCTAGCAGCTAAAACTGAGGCTGATTTGGGAAATTATATTACTAATACAGCTTATCGTTACATAAAGAATTCAAGTAGTATGGGAAAATACCATCTATACATCCGTTTACCTATATGGACAGGTATTACTGAAGCGGATATATATAATATTATGCAGAATACCTGTAGATTCTCAAATCTTTTTATGCAAAGTATCAATGTTAATATACGTGGAAAAAATATTAACCGTCTATTTACATTAAAAGACTGCGAGACTATCTTTGCTAAGATAATATCCAAAGTTCCTAGTAAATTCTGGAATGACTGTATGGTTATATATACACTAGATAAGTATTTATCCATAGATCATGCTGCTAAAGAGTGGTTTAAAGAGTAAGTCAAGATAAAAAATTAATTTAGCTACTGTTATTTTTATAGCAGTAGCATATGCTAGTTTGGCGGAATTGGTAGACGCGCATCTTCCTTGGGAGTGTGGAGAAATCCATCGAGGTTCGAATCCTTGAACTAGCGCTACAATCAAGCGTGATTGTATGTATTCGTTTTATTAACTCGATAAAAGGAGAACTCTTAATAGCAAATGCTACTGTGAAGTAGGTATTGCTATTTTTATTTGTAAACATTTATAATTATAAATATACAGATATTATGGAAAGGATTATCAAAATCAAAATTGGAGACTGTAAAAACAGACTCGAGCCGATCAAAGTATTTAACCAACATGCAACTGCTGGTATGTCTAACTTTGGTTATACTCTTATGATGTCTAAACTACAAGCAGGAGAAGAAATAACTTTAACTGTTGACAGTGAGACTGCTATTAATAAATTGCAACATCTTGGATTAAATGTAGAACCACTATGAAAGGGAGTTATATCCTGAATAATATTAGTACTACAATTATATTGATTCTTATTATTACTCTAGGTCTTATATATTTACATGATCGTCATCCGAAAGTGTATAATTATATTGAGATGAAGAATACCTATAAGAATTGTATAATAGTAGGAAAAGAAAACAAGGATAATACATACAAATTGAAATTATACAATCCGTATATACACGAGAATGAATTAAAAGTAGATTATGTTATACTTGTTAAAGACTACATTTATTTCAATAAATTCATAGGAGATACAATCAAATGAACAGAAAAGAGGATAAACATGAAGTATTAGTAAATATGCCATACATAGTGTTGCATATTCTATTAAAGTACAAAGCGCTAGATTTATATATTGAATCTTTATTTTCGGGTGAGATATATAGAAGTGGCTATAATATTCTCGCTGTGATGTCTTATTGTGGAAAGAAACAGCCTACTGCGTGGTTAGATTTTGCATTTAATTTTTACGAATCTCTACAGGGAAATATGTTCTGGAGAGAGATATGTGCTGAAATTCGGAAAGAGTATGAAAAGAGTAAAAAAACTTAGTGATAAGCATCACTTATTAGTAAATATGCCATACATAGTATTACACGTACTTCTAAGAAACAAAGCCTTAGATTTGTACTGTAACAATGCCCTTTCTGTCAAAGCTAACTGCTTTGATGGTAAGCACTATATTTGTATGACATATCCATTAGTATGGCTAGATGCTGCATTCTGTTGGGAAAATTCTCCCGAAGGAATGATGTTTTGGTCTAATATATTCGACCAAGTTCTCACAGAATTAATAAACCAATAGCTTTATGAATAAGCAGCATGTTTGGAATTCTAGATCTTGGATGCAGTGCAAACGAAACCTAATAGGTGGTAGATATGCATTAGTATATAGTAATCTAAATAACTTAATTCAACACAATAAGGAAAGTGAATTCATGGAACTTACTGATGAAGAAATTAAGTACATTCGGAGGGCTATGAAAGCTTTAAATCATCTAATCAAGATCAAAGAAAAGAGCACAAGTATTGTGCTTGATAAGTTCAATAAAGTTTAACAATTTAAAACCATTATCAAGATGGAGATGAATGACAGACCGCCTTTTAATAAGGCATGGCTCTGGGTAATCTTAATTATGATTATCGGTGCCATTGTTTTTGTCGCCTTACATTGGAATGTAGGCGAAGTTAAGAACCTATTCTCGAAAGAGGAAGTTTCTACAGAATCAGTACAACCTGAAACAGTAGTAATTCGTGATACTATCGCGATGCCTACAGTTGAGGATGTATTGTTAGCTCGTGAAGTAACTAAAGAGCAACACAGGAAAGATTCTGTATTTATGCAAATGCCTAAAGCTGCACTTGCTGCGGTATTGATGAAGATTGGTACAAATTCTACAATCAAGGAGATAGTAGAAGAGTACGAAAGTAACATCAATGTCTATAGTAATGTAATTTTAGGTGCAGAAATACAGGATAAAATATTACAACCTGACTCTTTAAGGCCAAAGCCGACTACTTAAGAGCCTTTTTCAACTGTATGTCATTGTAGCGGTTCGTGAGAATAGCTACAATATTTCTTAATCTATCTTAAATTGCTTTAAGTCATCAGAAAATGACAAACCTGTGGGGCGTAAGTAAATACTTTTATGCAAGAAAAGAAGAGTGGTGATTGCTCTGATTAGTATTGATAGTCACAAGTATTTATAATCGTGCGGACGTAAAAATCAGGTAGTTAGTAAGATTTCATTTCCACGTGATTTCTGCATAACTTTAAAAGTGTTCAGTGGGCGTTAAGATTAATTAGTTACAAGATTTCTTGCTTAATAGGTTAGTGTATGTAGCAAACGTG